ATGGACTTATCGAAGGAACGTAAGATATCTGTTAACAGTGTGCTTAAACTTTTAGGCGTTTCTTCATCAGGATATTATAGCTGGTCTAAGAGATCAATATCCAATCAAGAAAAAAGGAAACAAGCCATAAAAAAGGAAATAATAAAAATTTACAATGAATCTCATCAAATATATGGAGCACCTAAAATAGCTTCTATTCTTCAATCAAGAGGACATGAGATAACAACCAAGACCGTGGGTAACTACATGAGAGAAGAAGGAATAAAAGCCATATGGGTTCGTCCATACGTGAGAACAACCATTGATCCTGACTTCGACAATAAGCTTAAAAACATCCTAAATAGAGATTTCAGACCACCAATACCAAATGCCGTTTGGGTCACAGATATAACCTATATTCACACAGTAATTGGATTTGTCTACTTAACTAGTGTTATGGATCTATATTCCAGAAAAATAATAGGTTGGGAACTATCAGATAGCTTATCCACAGAACATGTATTAAGAGCTCTTGAGAAAGCCAAGGAAAACCGTAAAATCAGTCTACCAGTAGTTATACACAGTGACCGTGGATGCCAATATGTATCTAAAAATTATATTGAGGCTACACCGGCTGCAAACTTTGTTCGGAGTTATTCACGCAAGGGGACACCCTGGGATAATGCATGTATCGAGTCGTTTCATGCCTTAATTAAACGAGAATGGCTTAACCGTTATGTAATTAAAAATCTTAAACACGCACATGAACTAGTGTTTGAGTATATAGAAACATTTTACAACACTGTCAGAATTCATGAATATTGCGGCATGAAGTCACCGTATGATTTTGAAAACACTTTCGTAAGTTAAATCGTTAAACTGTTTTAATAGCAGTCATAATGAGTTAGCAGCTTTGGCGAAAGAATAGATGAACACTCTGCCGCATTCCCTATCCTAACTACCGTAACCTTTTTCTTGGAGAAGCTGTCAAGGGCGACCGTAGGGAGGGCGTAGCCTATTACCCTTGAAAGATTCTTTAAGAAAAAGGATGCTCTTCCCAAGGATAGGGAATGGGGACAGCGACAACACATTGGTATTACGCTGCGCCATTAAATCGGGCTGGGAATACCATGATCAAGATAGATCATTTCAAAAATATTATTCAACTAGGAAATTTCTATATTTAACTTGTCCGAATTCTTGACATAAGACCACTGTTTCTTTATGAACAGCAAACACATAAGTCTGAATACTAGACCATCCAAACAGCTCTTTCAACCACTTTTGCATAGAGATTTCTTCACCATTTACTTCAACATTTCCATTAGACAGAAGTTTCCCCTCGTCTTCCCGTCCTTTTGCAACAATCGTGTCACCGGCCTTAACAACGCCCCATTCGAGCATTTCATCGATTTTTGGAAGGGAACGTCGTGTAATTCCTTTTTTCTGTGTGCTGCTTTTTAGAGGACTGTCCAAGAAATTAACGTAGTAATCTTTATATGTGTTTACAGGTAAAACCTTTTCAATATTTATGTATACTTCACCATTGATCTTGTATGGGATCATTTTAAAACAACTAAGATCAACATTATTGCTATTTAACCAAGCGACAGCTGATAATGTTTGTTCATCATAATCCGAAGCAACCAATATTATTCTTTGGCTCTTATTAAAGTTATTCCCCGCACCATTTTCTCTTAAAAACTCAGTTAATTTTCTATTACCAAGTTCAGCACTTGTTAAAGAACCATCTTCAAATTCACTACGATATTTTTCTATATATGGGGCATATATTTTATTCACTAAATCCTCTGGATCTTCAATCGTTGCATAGCTAGCTGCATATCGAATGGCTTGAAACTCAAATGCTTCTTTTCGCCCTTCAATATCCTTCCGATCCCTTTTGATTTCAACTAAAACAATATTCCCTCTATTGTCCACTGCAGTTAAATCACTAATTCCATGCTGGGCGTTTCTAACTTGCTTCCCGACAATTAGCATCGATTCTTCTTCATCGCATATCATATCAATATTCTTACGTAATAATTCTTCAATATCACTTTCTTTGTAATTAAGTTCTGAAAAGGTAGTGGCTCCTATTTTTACCGCCTTATCATTGGATACATTGTACATATTAATTGCCTCCCAAAAGGACAAGTTGTTTAGATAATTTTACCATATTATGAAGTCGAAAAATATGGACAACGTCAGACTTAATAAAAGACCCACCAAGTAGCCGTATTATATTAATAAGCTAACTCAGTGGGTGATTTATTTTTATGAATTCTATTTACTATTAAGATACTTCTTTTTGAAATCGTCAGCACACTCTTTGCAACAAAATGTATGTCCATCTTGCTTATATGGTGCTTCAACTTTAGTAAAAATTAAATTACTACAATAATCACAAATTGTTCCATCTGAAAAACGTGTCACCATTTACTTTTCCCCTTTATTGAGATCTATCATTTTTGTGCCTTTTAGTGCTTGGATTGCTCTTTCCCCACAATCATTTTCAATAGGCCTATTGTGAAACAGTATCTTTTATATTTAATCATTATGAATACCATAGCCTTGCTACTATTTACTTTTTCTTACGCTTCCGAGGCTTCCCCTTCTTCTTTAACTTCCATACCATCTTATTGGCACCAGCCACTTCCCATTGGATCCCGAAGATTAAATCGTACACAATCCTACCATCCGGAAAGACAGTTCCCCTTTTCAAAATTCTGCTAAAAATATCTGGTCGAAACTCAATGCTTTGTTTTTCTGGATTAAACTCCTGGATCTCTTTTAATTCATTAATAAACCAGTCTAAATCTTTCTCCAGCTGAAAGCTTTGCTGCTCTTGATCTTCAAACTCATACATTTGATTCTGAAGGGCCACAATTTGATCGGTGATTGCCTTGATTTCTTTTGGGTCACCGCCCAATTTTTCGCCATCTTCCACGATATCGTAAAGGTTATGATAAAACTGCTGCATCTTTTCTTTAACTTCACCTATTTTGAACTTTTCAGTTTCAGTGGGCATTAAGCCTTCTATCGTTTCTTTTAACCTTACATTCAAGTCTTCATCATTTTTCATCTGCTGCAACATGACCATAAAGGTATGCTCAATGCTTTCTTCTCTGAACCCTCGTACTTTACAGCTTAGTATTTTGTTCTTTTTTTCAGAAGCTTTGCACCTCCAGTAGTGTGAGCCATCACCGGAACTCCTTATATGAATAATGGGGCTGCCACACTCTGAACAATAAAAAACATCAAAGAACTCTTGTCGTGTGTGAGGCTTTAATTTTTGGCCCTTATTTCCACCACGATTTTGCATGATTTGTTGAGCTGCTTCCCATTCTTGACGGCTTACAATCGCAGGGTGATGATCTTCTACTACATACTTAGGCAGTTGCCCTGTATTTTCCACAGTTTTCTTTTTAAACGGATCAGTATTTATATATCGCTGACCAACAAAATCACCACAATATACAGGGTTTGTTATGATGCAGTCGATGGTTCGGCTAGACCAATGCTTGTTACCTCGTACTGTCACAATTTCTTCTTCCGATAGAGCTTTAGCAATTTGCCTTGTGCTTGTCCCAGCTAACAATTCTTTATACATCCGTCGAATGACTTTCGCTTCCTTTTCAACTATGAGCCAGTTTCCATCTTCATCATACTCATATCCGTATCTTCGATGCTTAGGATTAAAAGCTCCTCTTTCCGCTAGTCTCCTTTTTCCCCAAGCAACGCTCTCTGACAAACTCCTGCTCTCCTCTTGGGCTAATCCACTGTATATGGTCAACATGACCTCACTGTCCTCATCTAACGTGCGTATGTTTTCCTTTTGAAATATAATTTCGACAGGTGGGGATAGTGCTTTCAAGGTTCGAACCGTTTCAAGTACATCAACCGTATTTCTTCCAAATCTTGAGATGGACTTGGTGATAATTCGATCGATTTTTCCTTTATGACAATCCTCTATTAATCTTTGAAACTCTTTTCTATGATCGGTATTTGTTCCAGATACCCCTTTTTCTGCATACACTTTCACAAGAGATTGGGTAGGATCCTTCAAAATATGATAGGTAAAATAAGCAATTTGCGCTTCTAAACTTCCCAATTGATGAGGGATATCAGTACTAATCCGAGCATATGCGGCAGTCCTAACCTTTCGCTCCTCCATTTCACCTTTTGAAGCAATTCTAGGAGACAATCGTTCATATTCCCTTTTAATCTTTTGACTTACTCGATATGAAAAATCAGGATTGATTTCCTGTACTCTTACTTTAGCTTCTTGTGCCACTGTTGGTACCCCCTCTCTTGATTTTGTTTGCGGTGGTTGCTTTGGTGGAGAAGGCTTTACTTTTTTAGGTTTATTAGCAATTTTACAGTCACCTATTGTTGTTTTCTTGTTATCAAACCATCGAATAATATAAGCGTCCGAAGAAAAGATGGTTATATTCATTACCCATGCTCGCATGTAGATGAGTGTCATTTTGTCGAAGAACTGGTTAACTTCATCGACAAAGTCTAGCCCTTGAATAGCCTGCTCTCGGTAGGTTCGGTCTTCTTCTACTTTGCTCGCCCATTCTTCAAAGGACAAAATGTCTTTTTCAACTTCTTCTCTAGTGCGCGATACATTTTCTACACCCTCTAACTCTTCTTCTTTAATTCGCTCTAACTCCAAGAAATGTAATAACCTTCGATATTCAAAACGATCCTTTAAATTTTTAATATCACTGATCATATCTTTCACAACATTAGCTTTACTGAGGTTATATTTTTGCTCGAAACCTTTTTTGGCCATTTTTAAAATATCAATTTCTGTAATGGTGTCTGATTGACATAAGCTTGAATGTGAATTTTTGCGACTACAAAGCCATACGCGACGGGTTGTTTTATGTGATGAATGATAGTTAACACTGCATTTCCCGCAACTCATTCTACCTGTCATAATCGTTCTGTTCTGTTTTTTCGACTTGGGACCTGGTTTGGTTTTCGTTTGTGCTTTAACCATTAGTTCCTGGACTTTATGAAAATCCTCTCTACTAATGATGGCAGGATGACTATTTTCGATCAGATATTGTTGTCTACTCCCATCATTTTTTCTATACGTCCCTTTGAAGAAATCTTTTATATAGGTGTTCGTTAATTTATCTCCGGTATAGTTATGATTCGTAAGAATGCCATCAACAGTACCGTCATTCCAAAAATCGTTTCCTTTTGCGGTTTTAACTCCTTTTTCCATCATCCGACGAGCAATTTCACCTTTGCTCAAACCAGCAATATATAAACCAAATATATCCCTTACAACAGCCGCTTCTTCATCATTAACGGTTACAATCGGCCCCTGTTTCGTTTCTTGTACATAATATCCGTATTGTGGCTTTAACAATGGAATCCCTCGTTGAAATCGTCTCTCAAATCCCCATGTTGTTAGTTCTGAAATGGTTCGACTTTCTTCTTGTGCAATTGCAGCTAAAGCTGTGAGGAAAAATTTATTCTTTAGATTTAACGTGTTAATGTTTTCGCGTTCAAAGTGAACCGCTACTTTAAGTTCTGCAAGTTCATCTATCGTTTCAAGCAGATCTTGGGCATTCCTTGAAAACCTTGATACACTCTTTGTCAGGATTAAATCAATTTTCTTTTCACGACAATGTCGTAAGAGCCGTTGAAAACCTGGGCGTTTTTCTTTTCTTAATCCTGATGATCCACTATCGTAGTAAATACCAACCAAACGAAAGTTATCGTTATTTTGAATTACCCTTAAATAGTGATGAATTTGGTTTTCTAGTGACTTAATCATGGTGTCTGAAGCTGAACTGGTTCGGCAATAAGCAGCAACTTTAATGATAGATTTTTCATTTTCCTGCTTATCGTCATCTAGCTTATCCGGTAGGTTTCTAATCACTTCTACCTTTTTATCACTTGGCAAAACAAAAACCCCTTCCTCTTATCGTAAGTGATGTCCTTAAGCAATCATGCTTAAGGTATGTTATCTATCACTCAAATGCGATAAAAGTTCAAGGGGTTTTATCTTTCTGGCTTATTACTCTTCTTCCTTAACTCTTGTAGCTCTGACTTTTCTGGAGATTCCACATTTAAACTCTATGGTGACATCATGATTTTTATAAATGATGCCCCGGTGGACCGTTTGCTTGAAAATATCTGCCCTGAAAGATTGGTCCTCGGTGCGTTCTTCCAATTCATCTAGATACATCAATAGCTTATTAAGTTGCTTGGCTAAATGGTGGCTTTCCTGTTGTTTCTCGTTAAGTTCGTCGAGCTCTGCTTGAAGCATTTCTTGTTCGTAATATAAATGTCTGATGGTGGCCTCATATGCTCCACTTACCGAAGAGTTATTGTTATCCGTCAACTCAACCAAACGTTCATTTATGGTTTCTAGTTTCTCTTCCAAGATACCGAGCCGTTCCTTTTCTTTAGCACTTAGGTCGTATTCAGCAATGACTTCGTTTGCTTCTTTAATAACTTGTTCTCGGCTCTCTTTTAATTCATAAATTAGATCCATGAATTCTCTTTCCAAGGCTTCTTCCCAAACATGCCGGCCTGAACATTTAATGTTGTATTTTTTCGGATGAACCTTCACTCTACATTGCCATGCTGTGTAAAGGTACTTTTCTCCATTTCTCTCCGAGGTGAGCCTTCGCCTTACAACTGGGCTGCCGCATTCCCCGCAATAAAAGGCATTGGAAAAGTAAGATGTGTTCGAATAGACTTGTGCGTATTTCCCCTCCGGATCCCGCATCATCTTACTTCTTCTTTTCATCTCCTGTTGAACCGCATTCCAATCTTCGTCAGAAATAATCGCAGGGTGATGTTCCCTAATGAAATACTGTCGCTCCGATCCATCGTTTCTAATTCTCTTATGTGTAAGGAAGTCTACCGTTATAGATTTCTGGAGCAAGGCGTGTCCTGCAAATTTTTCATTCGTTAGGATCTTATAAACCGAATCAGATGTCCATGTTTTGTTTGCTCTTGCAGTTAAAACACCATCTTTCATTAGTCCTTTTGCGATGGTTACGGTTCCTTTCCCTTCAAGGAATTCTCTATAAATCCTTCGAATGGTATCGGCTTCAGTCTCGTTAATTACTAGGTTGCCGTCTTCGTCTGTATCATAGCCTAAGAAATAAGTTGTGGGGATGTGCGCAATCCCCCGCTGAAACCTTTTCTGAACTCCCCATTTGGTATTCTCGGAAATGGATCTTGATTCTTCTTGGGCCATTGAGGAAAGAATGGTTAGAAACAACTCGCTCTTGGCATCTAGTGTGTCGATGTTCTCTTTCTCAAAGAAAATTCCAATTTTCATACTTTTAAGTTCCCTGATGTGCCTCAAACAGTCTAATGTGTTTCTAGCGAATCGGCTGATAGATTTCGTGATAATATACGCCGTGAGGCTGGATGGATAAAAATACGCAAAATATAGATTAAAATATCCGAGTTTCTACTATATAATAGACGGGTAATTTCACTCCTCTTTCCTTCATATTCCTCGATTCATTTTTATAGCGAATTTCACCCCATAAAACGCAAAAAATGGCCCACCCCCTTTAATGGAGATGAGCCTGATTGGTCACTTTTCTTCTATTGTAATTGGATAAATGAGTGCTGCCTTCCCTTTTTATTATTATTTTTTCTCAATTTGGGGTATAATAAAGGTAGGGAGAAGCATAAACTATACCATGATCCTTTACTTACAGTTTAGGATGAGCAAAGGCTTCGACCACTGGGCCAGATAACCAGTGGCCTTGACATTATAAAATCCTTACTTGACATTTATATTGATTAATACTATTATTTATATATAATCCTTTACTTACAGTAGGGGATCAGTAAAGGCTTCCACTACTGGGCCAGATAACCAGTGGTTTTTTATTTGTCTAAAAACCTTAATAAATAAATTCAAAGGATAGCTATCAAACTACGATACTATCCTTTCTTTATTTCTTAACCTTCCCATACTGGACTATTCCTTATTTTTTCTGCTGCTGGTTCATTGTCCACTACATATGCTGTTACGAATTTCCCTTCCCCTTTTCTATTAATAAAAATAACGACTAGATAATTTTCCTCGTTCATGAATGTTACCCTTCGAGTATTATCATACGTATCTTTAGCCTTATCATATCCTTTTCGAGGAGTTATATTCGGGTCTTGTAAAACGTGTTTAATCCAATCTAACCTTTCTCCACGCTCTGTTGAAAAGGAATCTTTTCCCGCTTTCCAACTTTTCCTACTTCTTTTGTAAAATGCATGGTCAAATGCATCTGGGTAAAACATAACTGGAATACCATCAAAAGTGTCTATTGGGCAGGAATTACAGTAATGTTCAATATAATGTTGCCTATACTCTTCTTCTGTAGAATATTTCAGTAATTCAGGGAGTGCCATTATAAACTCCCCTTCCTTAGATCAATCTTGAACACATTAAATTTCTTGTAACTTTTGGCTGTAGGGTGGATAGCATGACCCAAGTATTCCTCAATTCTTTTAACCACAGCTTGTTTTGCAACAGATTCACCTAAGTCCCCGTGGTTAAATTTATATCCAACTGCACCCATTAACACATTTTGCAACTGTAGCGGCAAAGACTCTTTTGAATTTATTGACTGTATGAGTTCAACACAATTCGAACGAGTAGCATTATTTAACACCAATTTCAAAGAATTTAGACGTGATTTATTTTTATTGGTTTTATAATCGAACCAATTTCATAATTCATTGTTTTAAAAAAGTAGAGACTAGCAGAATGGGTATTTTTACATTTTTTTAAGAAATTAAGCTGCTAAATCTACTTTAGATTGCTTAGATCCTAGACGCATACTTGCTAATTTCATGCCATTGTAAACCATAGTAACTAAATCAAAATGAACTTTTGCTCGTTTTCCTGTTCGGTATCTCAGATTGTTCAATTGAAAGAACTCCTTTAGGTATCCGATAACTCGTTCAACCGAACTACGTTCCTTATAATGCTCTTTCCATGATAAAGATCCACGTGCTGGTGCACTATACCGACGTAAATCTGTTTCAATCTTTACTTTGTAGACCTTTTGACAGAGAGAGTCATGCGCTAATGGACACTCCTTACATTCCTTTGGACGCGTATATTTTAGGGTTTGATATTTTTTATCGAAACTATCGTATCGATAAGAGTGTTCTCTTACACAGGTTGGGGCGAAATTCGCATCAAACCCAATAGGTTCCGCTTCTCTCTTTTTATTGTAAGCAATAATGGAATTACCTTTCATACGATGAACCTGGTCATAAATAGGAGCGTAATCATAACCCGCATCCATTAAAGCATAGTTCAAGTGAAAATAAGGATGGATTTTCTGTATTCCTTTCAATAATGGAATGGCCGCTTTTCCATCGTTGAGACTTCCAGAAGAAATCATAGAATGAAGGATAAACTGACTTTTAGTCTCTACGGCATAGTGTCCTTTAAAACCAAACCAGTAAGCATGTTTCCCTTCACTATTTTTCTTCACGCCCCATTTCGGGTCGATAGGCATTTGATCATGAAGCTCGTCGTATGAAACAGGTAATTGGTCTTCAATTTTTTTCTCGAATATCGGGAGTGAAGCTTCCAGTACTTCTTTTTCCTCTACCCATTGTTCACGCTCTGCCTTTGGCTTACGGCCTCGTTTCTTTGGTGTAGATTTTGTTTCAGGTTCTTTCTTTTTTGATGGTGCATGATCTCTTGCTTCAAAATGACCAGCATCGATGGCGACATTTCCATCAGAGAGATACCCTTCATTGAATGCATCGGTAATAATCTGTGAACTGACCTTTTCTAAGGCATTTGTTTCCTTGATTTTTGAGATCATTCTTGAAAAAGAAGCTTCGGAAGGTACGTGATCAGAAACTAAAAATCCACAATCAATTTTAAACATAAGATCGTTTTTCAAGCGGTCAACAAGGAGCTGAATCTCAGGGATCCTCTCGACGATTCGGATCACAAGTGCTTGAACCATTGCGGGATAATTCAATTCAACTGGACGTCCTAAGTTAGATTTTTTCGCCACTGCGTTGACAACAGGATGGATATTTATAGCTGAAAATATCTCATCATAACGTTGGGTAGGTTTTAAATCAAATAAAATTTGGATGCTAAATAGGCTCTCTTGTCGTACAATAGACATAAGGGGCTTCCTCCCATTCGAATTGGTTTGCTAGGTACTTACTAAATTCGACATCTTGGGGGGTACTCCTTTTTTTATGTTTTCAAACCGTTGGGCGAGTAAGGCTCAGATTTATGAAATTCATTCAATCAGTAAAAATATAGTAGTTGTCATTAGGATTAATCCAGTGGTAAATTAACTGATAATAAAATTTGTAATAACCCAATTCATGGTCAGAATCATTAAAGGTACCATTATCAATATTTTCCGCATCAATAACAACAGTTCTGAAATCTACGGAGTTGTCAGTATCAAAGAATAGGTCTACTAATTCTAGATAGAAATTAACTTTATTTGTAGACACATTTCCCCACTTTAATTCTCCAAACAAATTATGTTTTTCTTTAAGATCTTTTATATCTGACTTTAATTTTTCCCTTTTCTCATTTGGGAGCATAATTCCACCAATACACACGTATCGATTATTTGGAGTTATTGATGTTTTCTTAACTAACAAATCTTGCCGACTTTCATCACAGTATAAATCATAAAGCATTCTATCACCTCATTCTCCAACACAAGCCCGTTCAAAATTCTCTTAAGTATAAGTGCGATTAGTTAAATTTATTGCTTCCTCGCTAAATAATATTTGTTTATAGATTAAAAGACCTGTCCATACTAGATATCAAATCTATAAAATGGTCAGGAGTGTGTAAGAATGCAAGATTTCGAAAAAGAGTATCACCTATTTCAGGAAGCTTTAAATATTCAAGAACCTTGGTATATTGATGACTATAAATTAGTAAAAAATGCAGGGCAGTTTCATGTCTTTTTAGACTTCAAACGAGGTGCTAAATTTGACTGTCCTCGTTGTGGTTCTACCCACAATCGTGTCCATGATATTCTGAATGAAGATCGAATGTGGCGACATAAGGATTTCTGGCAGTATCAAACGTATTTACATGCTCGAATGCCTAGAATTAAATGTGAAACGTGCGATAAAGTCGTCACGATTGAGATTAGTTGGTCGCGACCAGGCGCTGGCTTTACTTGGCTATTCGAAGCCGAAGTGATGCAACTTATGAAAGAAATGCCTGTCGCAGCGGTAGCTCGTCAAGTAGGTGAACATGACACACGGTTATGGCGTGTGTTTCATTACTACGTTCAAAAGTGCATGGACGAACTTGATTTATCAAATGTCAAGCGCATTGCCGTTGATGAAACCTCGAGCCGTCGTGGCCATCGTTACGTAACCTTATTTGTCGACGTAGATACGAAGCGCGTGATATTTGCCGTAAAAGGAAAAGATGCATCTGTGATTGAATCATTTAAACAACATCTTTTAGAGAAAGGCGTCCAACCGGATGCTATTCAAGACTGTTGTTGCGACATGTCTCCCGCTTTTATTAAAGGAATTGAGACTGCTTTTCCAAATGCACATATCACCTTTGATAAGTTTCATGTCATGAAAATGGTGAATGAAGCTGTCGATCAAGTGAGACGGCAAGAACAACAGCACGAACCTTTGCTCAAAAAAACACGCTATTTATGGTTAAAAAACACAGAAAACTTATCTGACCAGCAAATAGAGAATTTACTAAAATTAAAGGACAGTGATTTAAAAACAGCCAAGGCCTATCGTTTACGCTTGTCTCTTCAAGGCTTATGGACCACTAATCGAGCGTTTGCTAGTTGGTACTTTGATGAGTGGTATAATTGGGCGATTCGATCAAGATTAGAGCCAATGATGAATGTTGCTCGATCACTCAAAGCACATGAGAATGGTATCTTGCGCTGGTTTACCACTAGAATAACCAATGGGTTATTGGAAGGGATCAACAGCCTTGTTCAAGCTTCTAAACGCAAAGCAAGAGGATACCGTTCAGTTGAAAATTTTATAGCCATGATCTATGCAACAGCTAACAAGTTTTCATTGAATGTGAAGCCTTATGCTTAGGGTATCTCCTTCTCAATCTAACTATGCATTTTTCATACTAGAAATCGGCTGTCAAGTGCTTTCCTTGACTGGCGATTTCTAGTATGAAACACTCACAAAGATTGTGAAGGTGATAGTCTATTAAACTCTTCGGAATCTTGCATTCCCACACAATTCAGCGAAGAGCCAATTTATTTTGAAGGTTTCCATTGTATTAAAATCAATTTCATAATGTATATTTTACCACAAACCTATTCCTTTGTGTTTTACTGGTACCGTGTGATGCAACCTAATCCCCTGGGACATTTTTATTATTAGTTTTTGTTCATAAATAACAAAAAAATGGCTCACCTCCCTGCATTAGAGATGAGCCTGATTGGTCGTTCTTATTTATATAAATAATCACTTTTAATAGATTGCTAGATTAGCAGATTACCTGTTTTCTTTTACATGATACAAATACTCCCTAAAATTCTCTCTTTTTCTCAAGAAGCGTTCAAACGTCCCTTCCTTCCACAATGGCATAACTACTCGATCAACAAGTTTTGTTTTTCCGATTTGTACCCTTTGCTGCATAAATGCTAACATCTCTTTCACCGTCCTCGGTTCCCGGCAGTACTCGATAAGAGCAGCCACTTCTGGCCCTCTCAAAAATGCTTCATGTTTTGCTTTTACCTTCGCCCATCGCTCTTTTTCACATAGTTCCTGGAAAGTAGAATACACCTCGTTGGTCGTCCATTCCAATCCAAAGCGCAAGTGATACACAACGCTGCCATCTTTATATACAGCCGCATGTTTCAAAACGTCTGTATAGATTTCACTTGGAAAGGCTTTTGATTCACTTTTTATATAAGCCTTCAAGTTTTTCATAAAACGCTTGAGTGCCTTTCGTTCCTCTTCCACTTTCTCCTTCCGATCTCGAAAAAACGCAAGTCTCTCATACATGGCACATAGTTTTTCAGTCATTTGGTCAACTCGTTCTGTATCTCTCCCCTGGCCATGAAGGCTTTCATCGACCACCTCGTAAAGTTCTTGGTTTAATAGTTTCACTTCCCATTCTAACTGCTCTTCCTCAACTTTCTCTTCAGGGGACAAATCCATCTGTTCAATCGCCTGCTCCGCCTTCTGATAGAATGTAGAATCCTCATAAATATTTGTTAATAGGTGTTTAAAATCCTGTTCAAAATAGTCCTGTTTAAAACCCTTAGAATCACAAGGATCATGAACATGATAATGAGGATAGCCTGCTCGATAACAGACCCAATAATGTGAATAATAGTCACCATCTTTTCTTGGTCTTTTATTCACATAGTGGACGACTTGTTTGAAACATTCCCCACAAATCATCTTCTCTAAAAATGTTTCATTTTTATTTTCATTGATTTCTGGCAAGGGAGCTGAACGTTTCTTCTTTACCTCTTCCGCTCGCTCATCTAATATCTTCTGTACTTCCTCCCATTTTTTCCTTGGTATGATCGGTTCGTGATGCTCCTCTATATAGTACTGAGGTTCTTGACCTTCATTAGGAACATTTTTCTTTCGGCCATTTTGCACCGCTATCGTTTGTTGGAATAAAATATCGCCTTTATAAACCACATTTCTTAAGATGTTTGTAACTGTTCTTGCACCCCAGGTTAAATTACCAGTTGGACTGGGAATCTTCCTTTCACTAAGATCAACTGCGATTTGAGCCACAGTAACTCCTTTTCGTACTTCTCTAAAGATGCGCCGGACCACGCTCGCTTCATCTTTCACGATATGCCAACGGTAGTTATCATCAATGGTATAACCAAAGTTCGGTCTTTTCCGATGGATAATGCCCCGCTTGGCCATGCTCCGAATCCCCCATGCCATGGACCTCCCCATACCGATACTTTCCTCTTGTGCAATGCTTCCGAAAATGGATAACATGAGGTCTGCTTGAGGGTCCGAAGTCCATATATTTTCACGTTCAAAGTAGATGTAGGTTGGATTTGGAAGTTGTCGAAGATATCTCGTGATTTCCAATGTATCTTGGATATCCCTGCTTAGTCTCGAAACGGACTTGACCAAGATGACATCAATTCGCCCCCGTTCACACTCTCGAATGAGCCGATTCAATTCATCTCGATTTTTCATGGAACGCCCCGATATCCCTTCGTCTGCATAGATGCCCGCAAATTGATAGTTTTGGTTTTTCCAAATCAAATAAGTATAATATGCTACCTGTGTTTTCAGGCTTGATTGCTGCTCGAGGCGGTCAGTTGAAACACGGCAATAAGCTGCTGTTCGCAGGGCAGTTTTAGTATTTAAATGGGATGAAGGTTGTTTATTCACTCCCTCCATCGAGGCTTCAATTGTTTGCAAAATCGCTTTACTGTTGTTTGGTTCAATCTTCTGTACTTCTCTTTTAGGAATGGGTGATTTCTTATTTTCCTTTTCCTTTATCATCAAATCGCCTTTGTCATTTAGTATTTTCAATTCAGAAGTCACCTCCTTTGTTGTTTGGCTTTCTTCAGTCGGTGATGAGTCTATATCCTTTATTAATGGTGAGCCAATGGTCGTCACCATTCCATCCAACCATTTCACCTCATAGTCCGTTTCAGTAGTTACCGATGTACTTAAAATCCATGCCCTGAAATGTTCTAGAGTAACTTGTTCGTAAAAAGTCTCCATATTCTGAATGGAATCCAACCATTGAATGGTACTGGTCCGATAAGGTCGTCCTTCTTCTACGCTTTCAATATGTTCTTCAAATGCACGATACGCTTCTTCTTTTTCCTTCAGCTCTTCATCGGTATCCGTAGTTCGAGCCATCTCCATTTCCGTCAGCCACTTTAACCGGTGGAATTCGAAATGGTCTTGTTGATTGGCAACGGTCAGGATTTTCTTCAAAGTTCCGATTTGAACATTCTCATCTTCTAAGAACTTTTTCTCGAAAGCCTCTAGCATCATGGTTCTTAATTGATGTTCTTGTAATTCTGGTCCCTCACAAACACCAGCATTTCTTGCATTACACCGCCAGATATTACCGGTCTTCCTTTTATGAACTCTTATGAGTTTTCCACAATGCTGGCAGATGACTTGTTTCTGAAAAGCATGTGGTTCTTTGGGAGCGGGTCGCTTACGTGGACTTTTATTGTCGGAACTGCCCAAACTAAACTTCTCTTGAGCCCGATCAAAAACATCAATACTAATAATGGCTGGATGGGTATTTTCAATCGTAATGGGGTCATCTTTGTTAATCGTTTTATGCTTGGTAAACAAATCCGTAGAATGAAGTCTGGCCACTTTATTACCGGTATAGGTAGGATTCTGCAACATATATTTAATGTTCTTTGTCCCCCATACTTTCCCGCCTTTCATGGTTGGAATCTCTTTGCGTATGAGTTCTCGTTTGATATCTGGGATGGACCAATCTTGTAGAAACCAATCGTAGATTAAACGAACTACCCTTGCTTGTTCCTCGTTGATTTCAAGGGTGGGCTGTCCATCTTTTGTGACTTTTCGATAGCCGTATGTCGCTACAAACTTTGGCTTTCCTTTTTGCAAACTTTTTTCATAACCCCATTTGGTAGAGGCCGAGATTGTTTCAATTTCTTCTTGTGCCAGAGCTGCATAGGTGCTTAACAAAAATTGATTATATTCAACCGAGGTATCTACCTTTTGTTCTTCAAAGTACACACCCACTCCTTTGGATTTTAGCTCTTCAACAATTTTGATAAGATGCTCAGCATTCCGTGTAAATCTAGATACATTTTTGGTCAAGATAAACGCCGTGATGACGTACGGATAAAAATACGCAAAATAAAGATGGTATTATCCGAGTTTCTACTATAGTATAGGGCGATTATTCTTCCCCCTTTTTGCACTATCACCCCTGCTCATTTTTATAGCGAATTTCACCCCATAAAACGCAAAAAATGGCCCACCTCCCTGATTGGAGATGAGCCAAATTAGTCGTTTGGACCAAACTTTTTATTCACCTTTTCAAGCCAAAAAGAAAAGCACCCGTCAAAGAGACAGGTGCTAGTACGATAAACTTAAGCGAAGTACGACTCCGCTATTGCAAACCGGGCGAACCGATTTTTTCCTTAAAAGAAATACTACACTAATTAACATATGAAGTCAAACCCCAAATATTAACTAATTGAGTCAATTAATTTTTTAAAGTACTTATACACCGCAATTAAGGGATCTTGATTAGTATATGCATCTTCAAGCCGTTTTGTGCGATCCAATAAATTCCTGAGATCACCATAGCGTGCAGCCTTGATACCTTCACTATTGATATAAGTGTAATGAACATAAATAAGTGCAGTCAAATCATGTACTTTTCGATTGGACAATCTTTTTTTTCTAGCTTGCGGTGATAGTCCTTTAATTTGTTTTGTAAAGCTGGTAATCGGTCTTATAATTTTTTGAGGGGTTAACTGGTTAATACTAGTTATATCCATTAGTATCGGGCTATTGTGCGCGGCAGTATTTCGAATGTTCTTCACATATCTTAATACTTCCTGGATCTCCTTGTATGCTGATGGCTTGTTTTTTCTGCGGTAATAATACTCCACAAACTTCACGAATCCACCAAAAGTTATTACTTCAAATAATACCCAAATGGGTGTATTTTTATGATGTTTTACATATAATCCATAATTATAATGACTCTCTTTATTCAGGGCTTTCATATAGTAATCGATTGAGGTATTATCACTGGCTAAATAATCTGTTACTATACTATACCCATCTTCGCTTGAGTCATTCGTAATATCAGTAAGGATCTTTGTTTTTATTGTATGCTCGATATCCAAACACATTTGTAGTACTACATAACGAAGTCGCATATCAATCGTTGCAATGTCTTGTAACAATTTAAAATCCAAGTTTACATACTTATCGTACTTGTTTTTTTCAAAGTTCTTTCGATAGGCAGTAATTTTATAAAAGTAATTTGACGTTCGAAGAATATCTATTGCTTCTTCTTTTGAAATTAATTCGAATTTAACATTTTTCTGAACTAGATGTTCAATCATCTCATCAAAGCTTAATTTTTTCTTTAATACTGTTTCTGTGCTTTGCTCCACCAAATTCCCTCCTCCCTGACAACGATGTAATCTATAATTATCATATCTAAATAGAAATTGTCGTTTAGTTGATTCTACCATATCATATTTGCATACAACACGATTAACCTATGAACATAAAAAAGCCCACCAAGTAGCAGTATCAAAATCCATACGCTAACTTAGTGGGCTGTTATATATCATCACTATTTCCTGATGCCTTGAAGCCGTTTGTGCATTAACTGGTTATTTCTGACCGTCTTTCACATAATATAAATACTCCCGGAAATTCTCTCTTTTTCTTAAGAAACGCTCAAACGTCCCTTCTTTCCACAAAGGAGTAACCACTCGGCCAACAAGTTTTGTTTTTCCAATTTGTACCCTTTCCTGCATGAACGCTAGCATCTCATTCACCGTTCGCGGTTCATGGCAATACTCAATAAGAGCAGCCACTTCTGGTCCTCGAAGAAATTCTTCATGTTTTGCTTTGACCTTCGCCCATCGCTGTTCTTCGCATTGCGTCTTAAAAGTTGCGTACACTTCATCGATCGTCCATTCCACTCCAAAGCGCAAATGATACACAACGCTGCCGTCTTTATATACTTTCGCATGGTCCACAACATCCGCGTATATCTCATTAGGAAACGCTTTTGATTCACTTTTTATATATACTGTCAAGTTGTTCATAAACCGCTTGAGTGCCTTTCGTTCCTCTTCCGCTTTTTCCTTCCTGTCACGAAAATCCGCTAAGCTTTCATACATGGTACATAATGTTTCTGTCAGTTGGTCGACTTGTTCTGTATCTCTCCCCTCGCCATGAAGGCCTTCATCGACCACCTTGTAAAGTTCTTGATTCAATACCTGAACTTCCGTATCCAAGCGCCGTTCTTCCTCTTTCTCTTCTGGGGACAAGTCTATCAATTCAATCGCCCGCATGGCTTTCTGATAAAAGGTAGAATCCTCATGAATATCGTGTAGCAGGTTCCTAAAATGCTGTTCAAAATATTCCTGTTTAAAGCCTTTGGAGTCACATGGATCGTGAACATGGTGGTGTGGATAACCTGCTCGAAAACAGACCCAAAAATGTGAATAATAAGCGCCATCTTTTCGTGATCTTTTATTCACGTAATGGACTACTTGTTTTGAACATTCCCCACAACTCATCTTCTCTAAAAATGTGTCGTTTTTATTTTTATTAATATCCGGTGGAGGGGCTGCGCGCTTCTGTTTGATTGCTTCTGCTCGCTGTTCTAATATCGTTTGAACTTCATCCCAGATTTTCTCTGAAACAATTGGTTCATGATGCTGCTCAATATAATATTGAGGTTCTTGACCTTCATTGGGAACGTTTTTCTTCCGGCCATTCTGTAGCGCTATGGTTTGCTGGAATAAAATATCTCCTTTATATACTTCATTTTTTAGGATATGTGTGATCGTTCCTGCTGCCCAGGTTGTTGAATTGCCGGTTGGAGTGGGAATCTTTTTTTCACTTAGATCAACCGCGATTTGAGCAACCGTCACGCCTTTTCGCACCTCTCTATAGATACGTCGTACAACTTTGGCTTCTTCTCTTACGATATGCCATTGGTAGTCATCGTCTATGGTATAACCGTAGTTCCTTTTCTTTCGTCTTATGATTCCACGCTTGGCTTTGCTTCGAATTCCCCACGCCATGGACCTTCCCATACTCATGCTTTCTTCCTGCGCGATACCTCCAAAAATCGATAACATCAAATCTGCTTGCGGGTCCGAAGTCCAAATATTTTCACGTTCAAAATAGATGTAAGTTGGATTTGAAAGCTGTTTGAGATACCGTGTAATTTCCAGCGTATCTTGGATATCACGGCTCAGCCTGGAAATTGACTTGACATAAATCACATCGACCCGATTTCGCTCACAATCTTGTATGAGCCGATTCAATTCCTCTCGATTTTTCATCGAACGCCCGGATATTCCTTCGTCCGCATAGATTCCTGCAAATTGATAGTTCGGGTTCTTCAAGATCAGATACGTATAGTATGCGACCTGTGTTTTCAGGGATGATTGCTGCTCTAGACGATCTGTGGAAACGCGACAATATGCAGCGACTCGCAAAGGTTTCGTGGTATTCAAAAGAGAGGAAGGCATTTTCACACCTTCCATCGAAACTTCAATTGACTGTAAGATCGCCTTACTATTATTCGGTTCAATCACCTGGACCTCTCTTTTAGGGACGGTTTTTTTCATCTTTTTCAATCCGTTATCCAGCAATTCCCCCTGCTGATTTAAAAGTTTCAATTCCGAAGTCACCTCCTTTGTTGGTTGTTTTTCGTTATGGGTCTTTTTTGTTTTTTCAATTATGCTTGGCGTGCCAATGGTCGTCACTGTGCCATCCAGCCATGTCACTTCATAGTCTTGTTCAGATGCAATCGATACGCTGAGAGCCCATGCTCGGAAGTGCTCCAGTGTAATTTGCTCACAAAAGATCGCCCTGTCTGGAATGGAATCCAACCATTGAATGGCGTTCGTCCGATAAGGTCGTCCTTCCTCTACACTTTCAATGTGTGCTTCAAAAGCTCGATAGTTGGCTTCCTTTTCCTTCATTTCTTCTTCTGAAAGGATAACTCGAGCCATTTCCATTTCCGCCAGCCATTTCAGTCGATGAAATTCAAATTGATCCTGTTGGTTCGCAACCGTCAGAATCTTTTTCAATGTGCTGATTTGAACGTGCTCGTCTATCAAAAACTTTTTCTTAAACGCCTCTAGCAGCATGTTCCGTATTTGATGCTCCTGCAATTCAGGTCCATCGCAAATCCCTACTTTTCTAGCACTACACCGCCAAATATTGCCGGATTTTAATCTCTCAAGCCTGATAAGTTTTTCGCAGTGGAAGCAGGTAATTTGTTTCTGGAAAGCGTGTGGTTCTTTGAAAGTGGGCTGCTTACGCGGGGACTTTATCACCTCATTTAATTTTTCTTGGACTTGGTCAAAAACATCTATGCTTATAATGGCAGGATGCGTGTTTTCAATAGTGATAGGACCATCCTTGTTAGCTGTGTTGTATTTAGTGAACAAATCTTTCGAGTGGAGTCTAGCCACCTTGTTTCCCGTATAAGTGGGGTTTTCTAACATATTTTTAATCAGTTTAGTCTCCCACATCTTTCCCCCTCTCATGGTTGGAATCTCTTGTCGCATGAGTTCTCGTCTAATTTCCGCGAAAGTCCAACCTTGTAGGTACCAATCGTATACATTACAGACTACCTTGGCTTGTTTCTCATTGATTTCAAGGGTGGGCTGTCCATTCTGATTGATTTTTCGATAGCCGTAGATGGCTACAAATTTCGCCTTCCCTTTTTGAAGGCTTTTTTCATAGCCCCAACGTGTGGAAGCTGAGATAGTTTGGGACTCTTCTTGCGCCAGAGCTGCATACGTACTTAATAAGAATTTATTATATTCAATGGAGGTATCCAGTTTCTGTTCCTCAAAATACACGCCAACTCCAATCTCTTTTAACTCTTCTACAATCTTTATCAGGTGCTCGGCATTTCGGGAAAAGCGAGAAACATTCTTCGTTAACACATAATTTATACGATGCTCATGGCAATGCCGTATTAGCCGTTGCAATCCTTTCTGCTTCGTGGCATCCGTTCCACTCGTACCATTATCAAAATACACACCGACAAATTTCCAGTTGGGCTTACTTCGAATTAGGTGCGTATAATGCTGGACTTGATTTTCTAATGAGTGCAACTGCTTTTCTATATCCGTACTGACCCGGCAATAAGCCGCTACTCGCACTTCCTGGTTGCCAATTAACGGGCTTTCTTCTCTTGCTTTGACCGGATCCCACAACGTTCGAATCCATGCACCTTTTTGCAACTCATCCAATACAAAAACCCCTTTCCGATAAGTGATTAATGGTTCGTGTCCATCTATCACTCACATCCCGAGAACAATCAAGTTCTTTTTACGGGTGGAAAGAGGTTAATGTTTATTCCGTTAGATTAGGCTTTTTCCTTTTTCGGTGTCTTGCGTTCTTTCACACAAAGAGTCCGTGTCACACCACACTTGAACTGAAATTCAACGATCCGTTCTTTGTAGATGATGCCTCGCTCAATGGTCGCTTTAAAAAGCTTCGCGTCGAAATCCTCTAGTTCTTCTGTTGTTTTCAATAGGTCTAGGAGGGATTGCAATTGCTTTTCTAAATAAAGCTGCTCCTGCATACCTTCCTCTAGACTGTCTTGCTCTTGCTGTAGAATTTCCTGTTCGTAGATGAGATGCCTTAGTGTGGCGTCGTAGATGGCATCATTTGTGGATGATTCCTTTGCAGCCAAGTCACTGATGCGGTCTGCGATTGTTTCGATTTGCGCGTTCAATTCCTCCAGCCTTTCCTGCTCCGGTGGTGAAAGTGAAGCTTTTTTGATGACTTGTTGAGCTTCTTCCATTACAGTGTTCGGATCGTCTTTCATCTCTCGCAATATGTTCATAAATGCCTTTTCAAGATGGGCTTCGTGGACATAGCTTGTTTTGCAGTCCTTAAAGTCTGGATCTCGTCCAGCGGTCACCCGGCATTGCCAGGCAGAAATGTAATACTTTTCCCCTTTCCTACTAGAGGTCAACCGCCTTCGTATCACCGGCCTGCCACATTCCCCGCAAAAATATTGGTTAGAAAAAGGGCTGTGGCTACTAAAGTGCTGCCGATACTTTTTATCCGGGTCCCGCATCATCAAACTGCGTCTTTTTATTTCCTGTTGCACTGCTTCAAAGGTTTCTTCACTAATGATGGCGGGGTGGGTATTCTTCACAAAATACTGTGGTTGAATGTCGTAGTTCCGCACCCGCTTTCCCGATAAAAAATCGATTGTGACTGTTTTCTGCGCTAGACAGTGGCCTTGGTACTTCTCTTGCTTCAAGATTTTATAGACCGCATCACTTGTCCACGTTGTATTTCCCCTCCCTGTCTTTAACCGATCCTTCGTTAAGTCTTTAGCGATTCTTGGGCATCCTTTTCCTTCTAAGAACTCCCGAAAAATCCGCCGCACTACTTCTGCCTGTTCTTCGTTGATGTAGATTTCCCCATTCTCGTCGGTTTCGTACCCCAAGAAGTAGGTAGTTGGGATGTGGACGATGCCTTGTTGGAATCGCTTCTGGACGCCCCATTTTGTATTTTCACTCACGCTCCGACTCTCTTCTTGTGCCATGGAGGATAGAATGGTTAGGAACAGCTCCGACTTCGAATCTAATGTGTCAATATTTTCCTTTTCGAAAAATACGCCAATTGCCGGACGCAAACTCTTTAATTTCCTTATTATAGAAATACAGTCAAGGGTGTTACGTGCGAAGCGACTGATTGACTTTGTCAAAATATAGTCGATTTTATTATTTTCACAATCTTCAATCATTCTATTGAACTCTGTTCGATTCTTTGTAGAAGTTCCTGATATCCCTTCGTCTGCGTAGACATCAACGAGCGTCCAAGCAGGGTTGTTATTAACATATTCCGTGTAGTGAGCTACTTGTAGGTCATAACTGCTGGCCTGCATTTCTGAAGCGGTCGATACCCGGGCATAGACAGCAATTCGTTTCTTTTGCCCATCAGCATTCTCTTCTGTACGTTTGGTTCTGGCTTTCGCCGGAATAATCCTCACCCTTGAAGGATTTTGATGGTTACTCAATATCATAATCTCCTTTCCTCAAATCAATAATCGTTTCTTTTCCGTCAATCCAATGCATACAAAAGGACATCGGTGTTATCGCTTTTATGCGAACTACCCATGCCCTTAAAATTGCAGTTTGTTTCATCTCTTCGTCCAATAATTTTATTGGGTTTCTAACAGCATCCATCGTCTTAAGCTTCGTCAGTGCAGCTTCGCGAAAAGCAACATCCTGATCCAGCAGTTCCCACCATTCTTCCTTTACTTTTAACTCTTTCTCGATTGATTCACGTTTTTTGGACAGCTCCTCAAGTATTTCTTTGGAACTCTCCGCCTCCGCTCCATTAGCGTTGATAATGGCAACATTCTCTTCTAATAAAAATCGTTCCAAATCCAGTCGCAGTCGGTTGTAAGTAAAATCTCTTGCAGCTACCGCACTGGACAGGTCTCTCTTCATACGTTCCAGATCGAATACATGCCGTTCAGGTTGATAGCGTTTAATAAAAGCTGCTTGCATGGCCGTTAAAATGTTCGGTTCTTTGGTCGATTGCATCTTGCAAAGTTCTGTACTTTTCATCCTATTTTCGCAACGCCACCTTACGATATCCCGGCAAATAAAGCGGTGTAGTTTTCCTCCGCACATCCCACATTGTAGGCGGCTTGATAATGGATATCGCTTCCTTTCCCTTCTGGAATTAGGTTTTGATCGTTTTTCTAATTCTCGTTGGACTGCCTCAAAAGTTTCTCGACTTATAATAGGCTCATGATGATTCTCAATGAAATATTGATTTCGTTCACCTTGGTTGATTTGTTGTTTTTGCGAAAGGTGGTCTTCGCTAAACGTTTTTTGGCAAATAACATCCCCAGTATAGTCACTATTTTGCAGCATTAGCTTTAGTGTTGGTGACGTCCAATCCGTTCGTCCGTTGGTTTTTCGATATTTCTTTCTGATGAACTGTTTGCATATTTGGGCTAATGTTTTTCCGTTCAAGAATTCATCAAAGGCTTCCCGAACAATTTTCGCTTCCTCTTCTACCACAATCCACTCTTTTCTTTCATTTAATTCATAGCCGAGTTTCTTGGCAAATATCGGTTCTCCTCTTTCAAACCGCTTCGTAATGGCCCAGGTTATGTTTTCTGAAATACTTCTGCTTTCTTCCTGCGCCGTAGCAGAAAGCATTGTCAAAATAAACTCGCTTGCCATGTCATCTGTATCAATCTTCTCTTTGTCAAAAATAATTCTGACTCCCAGTTCCCTTAGCTGGCGGATTGTATTAATCGTGTCGAGAACATTCCTTCCAAATCTAGAAACCGATTTGCAAAGAATAATGTCAATTTTCTTATCAGTGGCATGCCGGATCATTCGATTAAATCCCGGCCTCTTTGCCGTTGAAGTTCCCGTTCGTCCCTGGTCTGTATAAATATCGACCATTTTCCATCCGGGGGTGGAGCGTATTAATTGTGTGTAATGGGCCTTTTGATTATCGAACGATCCTTCTTGTTCGTCTGAAAGGCTGCTAACCCGTACATATGCAGCTACTCTCAAAGGTTTTTGTTCTTCACTCGGAGGGTCCATTAGTACCGATCCTCCTGCTCTCCTTCCTAAAGAATGAAACATTGTTTCTGGCATACAAATGCCTCCTCTCAAATTTTTGTCCCCATTCGTTAACACCTGGCCCCTCCTATTCAATCAAGGTTGCCAAAAAAGTTTGCTGAAGAAGCTTTATCTCAAGGTTCTTCAGCTTTTTGGGGTATTGTATATATCACTTAATTTCATCCTAATAGCAAGTAATTAAGGGGATAAAAAGAAGAAAGAATGCTGATAACATGCGATTTATAAGCCCATGGATATCAGACTAAAGCTACCAATTCATCGTTAAAAAATGCACCTAAATATCCGCTTATGAATTTAAAAACGGATATCTAAGTGCATAATCACTATTCAAATATTTCAAACCCAGTCTATCTTCTTATCTCGTAATCATCTTATTTAATAAAGCCGTCGAATCCCGCTTTCTTCAACTTACCAAGCAGTATCTCAGCATTCTTCTTATCGGAATATGCCCCCACCTGCACCCGATACAACTTCTGAGCATCCGGCGGCTTTTTTGATTTCATAACGACCAAACAGCCAACATCGATCCAACTCATAATCCCCGCAGCTTCCTTACCAGTCCTCTTATCAACCTTTTTCCCTAGCAGTACACAGGTCTTCCCACCTTTAACAACAGGTTTTCCATTTGAAATTACCTGTGTTACCTTGTGATAGGAATCTGTTTTAACCCATCCGGGAATCATTGCTCCGCCGGGATAGTAGGAACTTGCTGATGCCTTCACTTCCACTACATCGCCAACCTGAATGGTAGACGGTACATAGGAAGGAGCACTTGTATTATTTAATGCCGCTCCAACAGCTGCTCGGAACGAATTCATACTTTCACCATGCTTTGGAAACCAATGCATCACATCGCCATGGGTACTGGCAATCCCCATCTTGGCTCCTTCTGAGTGACAGAGTATATCCTTTTCAGTCAGGCCATACTGTCGGCATAGCTTCACACAAAGCTCAACTGCATTTTGCCACGCCTTTCTAAAATAGGCTTCATTCTTTGAAATATTATAGCCAACCATCGCAGATCCCTTACCATATGAAAATCCACCTGGCTCACAAATCTCAAAACCAATATGCGTATTATTGGCTGCCCCGCCGCAGTGCCAACCTCGGTGGTTCCAAGGCAAGTACTGCCACACCCCTTTGTCATCTACAAACGCATGAACACAAACCTGTCGATTGATTTCACCGGCTTGATAGGATTTATTCCAGCGACTGAACCAATCTGCAGCCATTACGCCAGGAGTGGCTGTTGAATGAACCATGATCCCTTTCGGAGCAATTTTCTTCCCCGCCTTATAACAATCATTTCTAGTCATATAGTTTGTCGTTAGCTTCATTTCCCTTTATCCCCCTTCGATTTTCCATGCAATTGTGTGAGCACATCTTTCAGTTTCTCTGGTACTGGAAGTCCAATTCTTGCGGAATTCTCTATAATGCTAATGCCTTCATTTGAGAGATAAAAAAAGATGACGGCTGTACGAATGACACTGCCCTCACCAATCAGTCGGCTGTCAATGATATGGGCAACCGCCACAAATATAAAAATTAAGACCTTTTTGAATATCCCTCTCGCACCAATTTCACTGGAAAGCTCCCGATTGATAATGGCTACCATAATACCAGTGATATAGTCGACAATGACAAAAATAATTAAAGCGTACAAAAAGCCGTCCATGCCCCCGAGGAACCAACCCAACCAACCACCCAGTGCTGCAATGACCGTCTGCATATATATCCAAAGTTCTCTAATTGCCATGTTATCCCCTCGCTTTCCACCTGTTTTCATCTATATAAAAAGACGCCTGCGACATAAAAGTCACCAAGCGCCTGTATTTTCATTATTTAATACGGTGCATAATATACATAACCGCTAGCCTTTACATAGAACCCGTCTCCCGGCACATAAATTGCTCCGCCAAATGTATCCGAGTGGGCCACTGTCAGGCCTGTCTGTTCGACACCTTCCCAAGTTAAACCGTCTACCGATGTATGAAGCATGCCTTCCGTAAAGAGCGCGTACTTGCCCCAGTCCGGCACCCAGACGATATTTTGTGGATTGGGAATGTTGTTATTGGCAAGGTCACCAGTATGCGAAAGATTGGTTTCCGTAAGTGTTGTGGCATTGTCATCTAGGACACATAGTTTCACATGATAGATTCCACTTACATACCTATATTTCATCACAAAAAGTTTATCGTTAATCGATCGTATATACATATAGCTCGTTTGATTAACGTCACTTGGAATTGTTGTTGTCCAAGAACCAGGAGTGGAAGAACTTGCGGTAGCGATTGACTTATCCCCACCAACGACGCCGATAAATTTCCCTTTATGCGTTGTCATATAACTAAAGATAGGAATCGAGGAACCATCCGCTCCTACCAACGTCCAAGCCGTTCTTTCCGTTAAGGAATCAAAGCTGTAATAGACGGGTGATTTGTAATACCACCAACTAACTACTCCGGATCCTCTAGTAGAATCATAAGCTCCTGTCGTCATAGCATTTTGCGCACCTGTACAATAACCTGCATTATGCCAAGTAATCCCGTCAAAAGAGGCAATAATATTCGCCAAGCCGACAATCTTTGCTAAGAACACACCGCCCCCAGCCCACAGGATTTCCGGCTGACCATGATTCCACCAGGTAACACTCACAACAGTCCACTTACCTGTACTTTTATTAAAATAGGACATATAGGGAGTCTTCGCATAATACACCGCAATTTGTGCGTTTCCATTGTCATGCATGGTTATTTTCGTTTCACTTCCATACTTGGTATAACCAAAATCGTTATAATATTTCCTTTTCCAACTCAAGGTAGGGATAGGAAGAATGAGTTCACCCCTGCCTCCAAAAGCGGTCCAGATTGCTAGTGTATTGTTAAAATTACTATGGTAACTCATGCCCTATCCCACCACCTTTTCAATCCCAGTAATCCGGCCACTACTATCGGTCGTATAGTTATAACTTGCAGTCTCGCCATCTGCATAAGTAATTTCAAATCTCGCAGTATCCACTAACAAAGCAGACACTTCTTTTAATAACAGCTCTGAAAATATATCCTCTAAGGTAATGCTCGTCATTCTACCGCTGCCATCAGTGGCATAGCTGTATTTGGCATGATATTGATGTGTATCTCCTTTTTCCACTTCGTAAGTTACATTAATAAAACTAGCATCAACCGTTAGATTTTTTACAATTGTATAAGAAACCCCAAGTTGGTCCATTTGATACTTAAGGCCATCTACAGAGCTGCCAACATCATTCAAAGAGCTTTCCACTTTATTCATTGAGTTTTCTATCCGATAAAAAGTATCCGAAATACTTGGTTTATATCTGCCAACTTCAACTTGAATGTTATAACGATAGAAGGGGTTATATTCCAATGAAATAATCCTTGTTTTCACATCAATGCCGAGCGGTTTGAATACAATATGGACATTATCTCCGACCTCTAGATTCAATAGTTTAAAGAATGAAATATTATAGGAAGACGCATTTTCTCTTGAATCGTGAGAAACAGATACATTAGTAACGTTTTTTGAACCCATTACCGGCTGATATTCCATACTGCCACGATGTTTACGGATATTAATTAAATAGCCGTTATATTCAATTTCGCCACCTAAAATGGCAATGTACTGCATAAGAGCTGCCCTTCTAGACACTTCCTGGTTAATTTTCATTGTGCAACTATCGGTAAAATCAACTGTGCCTGCGGAAAAAGGAGTTCCTGATAATAGCTGATTTAATCCAGCCGCGGGATCTCCCGTAAAATCAAACGCATCTACATTAAAAATCTCATTTAAAATGTAGGATACATGTTCACACGTAACCGAACAGACTGGCAAGCTACCTTGTAACGACTTCGCTATTTGTACAATCTCAAAATATTGACCATTTAGCTTTGCCAGTTGTTTTGTTTTTAAAGCGAGGGCAGACTTGGCTAGAACAGTAAAAGATAGTGTAAACTCTCCTTCTAGCGTTTCCCTTACATTCGCTGACATCACTTTACGGATCGTTTGTATCAACGTGTTTCCTGCATAAATTTCTAACACGAATCTGCCCTCCTTTTACGAACCTGCAACTCCTAAGTTTCTGACGGTTACTGTATTTTGGTTCCATTGAAGCTGAGCAATAATACGAGTTAATACATTTCCATCAATCGTTAATGGAATCGTGACATCAAATGATGCACCACCCTTGCCACCTTCAACTCCAGTAACTACGCTGTCCATATTTAAATCAAAGTCTGTAGGAATAGCGCCTTTCATTTCCTTTTCCACATTGCCCATGGCATCCGAAAATCCAACACCAATCCCTTCACCCATGTTTTCACCAATTCCAGCAAAAACTCGTGAAGGGGAACGAATCCCAAGCACACCTTTTACACTACTGACGAGGCCACCAACAAAACCGCTAACCTTATCTTTTATCCAGCCAATCATGGAAGCAATCCCATTCCAAAGCCCACGTACAATGTTCACTCCCACTTGTCCAATGGAAACAGCCGCTTTTCCAATTCCAACGATGATTGCAGAAATAATCTGTGGTAATTGCGCCACAAGCTGAGGAATTGCTCTTAATAGCCCAGCCGCCAACTGAATGATCAATGAAATACCCAACTCTATAATTTTAGGTAGATTCCCGGTAATAAAGTTAATGATTGATGAAATAATAGCTGGAAGTGCTTGTATGAGTCTAGGTAAAGCATTAATAATTCCTACGGCTAAACCTTCTATAATTTTAAAAGCCGCCTCTAAAACCATGTCGAGATTGTTGATGATGGTTTCTACGATTAATAGAATCGCTGATACAATGGATGGAATAAGGTTAGGTAGAGCCTCGCCTATTCCGGTTGCAAGCGTCACAATCATTGTTAAGGCCGCTTCGACTAAGGCAGGAAGATTGGCAATGATTCCATCTACCAAACTAAGAACCAGATAGAGTGCCCCTTCTGTGATTTGAGGTAGAGCCTCGATAAGTCCCTGAAGTAGCGTCGTCACAATCTGCATGGCAGAATCAATAATCATTGGGAGATTTTCTACGATTGCACTAACAAGCGACATAATAATTTGTAGACCTAACGTAACAAATTGAGGCAACTGCTCTGTGATTAGTTCGGTGATTCCAGCAACAGTCTCGCCGATCACTTCTGCAATTTTTTCAAAATCCCCGTCCGCTTCATTAATCCCATTCGATAAGCCAGAAAATAAATCAGTGATCCCTGCAGACACTTCGCTCACAGCAGGCAAAAATACGCCTTGTAAGGAGCGTTTTACCCCCTCAATGCCATCAGTCAGGTTATCGTATTTGACCTCTGTTATTTGAGCCAACGCATCCCCACTCGCAATGGTACTATCTTTTATCCCACCAAGAACTGGTAGTATACTGGCTTCTAAATCTTCAAACTGTGTACCAAATAACTGCACACCAATTGTGTTTTTAAGAAGCGGATCTTCAATCTCCTGAAGTTTTTGAATGACACTAAAGAATGCTTGATTAGCAGTTTCTCCACCTTCGGCAAACTGCTTCGTCATTTCTTCTGCATTAAGCCCAAGTGCGGTGAAGGCTTCCATACTCGACTTACTGCCGTCCTTGGCCCGGATGTTGAATTCCTTAACAGCATCCCCAACCTTATCGATACTAAAAGCTCCACTTTCCGCTCCTGCTACTAAACTAGCAATAAATTCATCTGCACTTAAGCCCAGGGAAGAGTATTGAACAGAGTATTCATTAAGAGTATCTAATAAGTCGCCATTTTTATCGGCACCGTTTTGGGCACCAACGGCAATAATATTGTAAGCCTCATCTGCCGAGATACCGAAGTTTTTCATAAGAGCACTGGCTGCCCTTGCCGATTCTTGCATATCAAAATCAAAGGTTTTCCTCAAAGCAAAACCGGACTCGGTGGCTTTTTCTAGCTCTTCACCCATGAGTCCGGTTATCTTTTGTACCTCTGAAATCCCTACTGCCACATCCTCCAAGCTATCACCGAAGTTGTGCTTGTACACATTTTGAGCAACCTTACCCAATTCCTCGAGCTCAGCCCCTGTTGCCCCTGTTGAGGCAGAAATTTGGTTGACAGCCATATTGTACTCATCACCAAGTTTTATCAGGCTAGCCCCTGTGGCAACCGTTGCAGTTCCAATGGCGGCTACAGCTGCTCCGATAGTTGCACCGATTCCTTTTAAGACACCGCCTAGCTTTTCAAATCGACCAGAAGCATCTTCAGTCTGATCCGCTGCATTCTGTACTTCATCCGCAAACTCCTCAACTTCTCCTTCAGCATCGTTGAATCCTTCATTCAAATCTTGGATGGCTTGATTGTTATTCTCAAGTTCCCGCTCCATTTTCATCAGTTCAGACTTGGCGTTATTCAGCTGAATTTGCCAGTTTTGTGTTCGTTTGTCCGTCTCTCCAAATGAATCTGCTGCGTTTCTAAGTGCCGCCTCTAGCGTACCAATTTTGTCCTTTTGTGCATCAACTGACTTTGCGAGTGCTCCGTTTCTTGCAGTTAGAGCTTCAATGGATTGATCCTGTCGATCAAATTGGGCAGTGATAAGTTTCATTTCACTTCCTAACACCTTGAAGTTTTGATTGATATCCCTCAAGGCATTTTTGAAATCCTTCTCGCCTTCCACACCAATTCGAAGACCAAAGTTATCAGCCACGACTCCACCTCCTTTCTTTTTGGGAATAAAAAAGACACTCCCTGTTAAAAGAGTGCCTAACGATTAATCACAAATAGTACCTAATAATTAATCTAGAACCAAATCCTTTTGTCTCTGAATTACCGGCCTTTGGTTTTGGTAATTGAACTACTTCATCGCCAGGATTCATGCTCTTATACATTGCTCTACAGCAACTTGCCATTCTAGCATTTTTCCCTTTATGATCTCCCGTCATTTTATGGAGTGTACCGCTACAAATTTCGATACTGCTTTCGCCACACTCCCTTGCATCCACCTTCAACCTCTCAATTTCCTTTACAAAGTCCTCAAGCTTTGGAATCACCATAACTACAACCCCTTCCCTTTTTTCGGATTGTACCACAAACACTTTTTTGTAAGTCAAGACAGTGACTATGTATTGTGTTTAGTGTTGTGACTGGAGAAAAAGCTTGATTTGTCAATGGTTCAGAGTGCTTTTAAGGTTCGAAAAATATTTTTTGTCAGTCACTTTCTTATACAATATGGCTCCTAAATCCCCACAGGAATCACATCATCAATCGATACTTCCATCAACGGCTTTGCAATTCCGGTAAACTGCTTATGACATTCCCATAAATCCATTAAATAACCCATCGGCATGAGCCACACGTCTTCTTCACTACGATTTAACTGAGCGGTTCCATAATAAATAAGTCGGATAAACAACTCTTCATCGCTTACCCGACTTCCACGTTTTTTGCTGGTTCACTCTGTATATGCCGTTTTGTGCCTTTCAGCATGCTGGCCATAATCGCATTCTTGTATTCTGCCAATTCAAATGGGGTGGTCAGTAATTCGACTTCATCCTCTTTCAGCAATTCCTTCTTATCATCCTTGTTTTTTAAATTATGAATCAGGATCGACTGATTGGCTAACAACGTAATAAGCCAAACAATTTCATCCAGAGCCAATTCAAAATCCTTTGAATTCATCAGCTTCGTTCCAAGATTCTCAAGACCACCATAACGTTTTGCAATTTCTTTTGTCGCTTTGGTTGTCAAAATTAGTTTATATTCCACATCCCCAATTTCAATCACAGCACTTCTTTCCTCCGCTGCAAAATCAACATCTACAGTTGAAGGTTCTACTTTATCATTCGCCAATGTTCATCTTCCTCCTTTACGATACGGTTACCGTAGCCACGTTCGTTTTTACAGCGCTAGCACCAACAGAACTCAACACGCAGTAGTAATAATAGCTTCCCGCAATTAGATCCGTTGGGATATCAAAGCTCGCTGACGTTTCCCCATTAATAGCGGTTCCACCTGTCGTGCTGTTGATTGTATTTTCATACCACTGATAAGTAACTGGATAACTAGTATTAGTGTTTGCAACCACTGACAGACTACCAGAAATGCTACCTGCCACCACCTCCGTTAAATCTGCGGGCTGAGTGGTGATCGTAATCGTTGGAGTCACTGGTGAAAAATTAGGTTCGTACACAGAACTAAACCAATTCGTAATGGTTTCCTGGGCTACACCATTATCCCCTTCTGTAACTTCCGCTTTCCATGGATGTTTATTTTCAGTGTCTAGCTTATTTCTTCTAAAAACGGTACCTTCTATGGTGGGACTACTAAACGTAATGGATTCACCTTTTGTCGTAAGGTTGGTTGTAGGAATGCTAAAAATAACCCGATACAACCAAAAGTATCGATACTTCCCATTCGCTTTCTTGGCACGAAACCCAACCGCTACGGGATTTCCTCCATCTTCACTTCTCGAAACCACAACATTGTTGCTATCAATCTTACTTCCTGTTAAATCTTGTGCTGCGATGGAACCGATATCATCAATTCCAAGGGTTAATGTTCCACTATTAAATTCCTTTACAATTTCTGATGCGCCATCATCCGCATAAAGGATGGCTTCAATGAGTTCCACACTGAGTTCTGCGGTCATGGCTTTCGCTAGTATTTTTGGAGTTCCATATGTTTCAATGCCATTCTCATCTTCTGTGATCTTGGCATAAAATAAACGGTCCAATCCGATTGTTGCCATTTAATATTCCTCCATTTCATATTCTTTCAAGACATCAATGGCATAATGATGATATTTTGTATCATCTTCAAACCCAATATATTGTCGGTCTGTTATAGTTACATCTCCATTTAAAAGAATCTTTGTTAACTGTTTTTTTAATGGCTGATAATTCTTTTTCGTAAAAAGAGACAGCCGTGCTTCCTCAATAACAGAATGGGCCTGATTATCGGCAAAGAAGTCCAACCTATCTGACATAGGTGTAATTACGATGTATTCATCAGGTGGTTTCTTGGAAAAGACACCTGTTTCAATGGGAATGCCAATGGGTTCAAGTAAGGTATTCAGGTCTTTTAATAGACTCATAGTTTCTCAATCTCCTTATCCAGTGCTTTCTCCATCGCCTCCGCACAGGCTTTTCTTGTAGCCGACTTTGTAGGTTTTAGCCAAGGTCTAGGAGGTTGGCCGGATTTCCCATACTCCAATACAGCTGCCTTCAAAGCATTCGAAACCCCTTTACTGTCCTTCGTTGTAGGAACGCCTACCCTCAAATTCCAGTCACCTTTTGCATCTTGGATAGCCTTTGTTGTTTCAAGTGAAGCTATTAATTCACCGGTAGACTGAGAGGGTTCCTTTGTACCTTGGCCAATTCTAGCAGCTAGATTACTTTTTGCTTTTTGAATTACTGGCTCTGCTCCCTTTTCTAATACTCTTGGAACAATGTCATCAAAGTGACGGTTTAATTTAGCGATTCTTTCTAAAAAGTCATCCGGCATCTTTACTGCTGCTCTTGCCATAGCCTCACCCCTTTGACCCTGTAATTTTCTCAGCTAACACCTCTACATACATGCCACGCTCTTTGATATCCTCAACACTCAAAATGTTGTATCGTTCATCATCACAGCCAATGACTAAATCCGTGGTCAGTTCAAATCCCCGAGGTTTTCTAAAACGAAAAAGAGAGCTAGCCTCAGAGAAACTAGCCCGGTTTTTCCAAGCTTCACTCCCATGACGACTTTCTTTAAAAGCTCTCATGGTAGTTAAAAGTTGTTCATCTTGCGTAACAAAACCCTCAGGATCTTTGCTGGATTCTTCTTTAAAAATTTCAATCCTAACATTCATTTTACCCAAACTCATATGATCACGTCCTTATTCAATCGAAGGAGCATATTGACCACATTCCAGACCTGTTTACTCGCTTCCACATTGTCAGCAAAAAAGCCACCAGTACTACCATCCCTACTTTCATAAAAGTGAGACGATAGCATGATGACGGCTTGTTCGGTCGTTGGATGCATGGGGTTTTCATTGTAAAAGCCATCGGGTTTCTTTTGATAGCTTTCTGCATAGGAAACAGCGGCAGTGATGAATCCAGAAAGCAATACATCGTCCTCATCATGGTTTAAAATAAGGTTTTGTTTTACCTTTGATAACAACTCATCCATCACTGCTTCCTCCTTTTATTATTCAGCATTCATTAGACCAGCTGTTTTCAGTTTTGCTAGTAAAGCATTAAAGTCAGTAACAAGTCCAGCTACATCTACAGCAGTACTATCTGCTTGAAGTGCGGCTGGACTTAATGGTGTTCCGTCAAAAGCTAACTTTCCTTCTGGTGTTATATCTAATTCCCCACCAATGACGGTTCGATTTCCACCTTGTTCGGTATAATTTTTTACGTTACTCATGAACGTTCACCTACGCTTTCTGTTGAAGGACTTTAATCGCTTCAGGAAGAATCAACTTTCCATCCACCCGCTGTGATGCCTTGAAACCAACTTGCCCTGTTGCGGCATATAATTCATTTAATCTCTGGAATGAACGACCTTGTCTATCAGCTACCCAATAGTATCCGAAATCGCCAAAAGCAATCGTCTTGGCCCCAGCTTCCACGGTTGGAACATAGGCTGATGTTTTAACTGGACGATTCAGGATGGTATCAGGTTGACCTGCTTGGATCGAAGGCTGCCATAAGTACTGCCCATTCCCATCTTTCAGCTTTCGAATCAGTTTGACCGTCGCATCATTCATGATAAAAATGGCCTTTTTACGATAAGGCGATTTCAATGAGTAGAATAGATCCATAATCTCATCCACTGAAACAGCGGTTGCAGAAGTTCCAGTCACGCCAAGTTCCGCTCCACCCGTTGCATTAAAAATGCCAGTCGGTTTTCCGGTACCATCTCCAACAAAGAAAGCTTCTTCTTCTTTGGCACCAATCCGTCTGGCAAATTCTTTTGCAATATACGCTTCAAGATTAAATACACTGTCGTTTAAAAGTTCCTCGGACACTTTAATCATGGTGGCCAATTTATAAGCTCCAATCGAAACTTGTCCAAAGCTATCATCCGATTCAGGAATCAATCCTTCTTCATCCACCCATGAAGCAGTTCCTTTTGAAGCAACCACCGGAATTTTACGGTCTCCTGAGGAAGTCGTGATGACCTTAGCTAATGAACGGAAGATATTTTCTTCTTCTAAGGATTCAATGAGAGTTCTTTCAAACTCATCTGGAGCAAGGTATCCACCTTCAGAGTCGGTTCCAATCTTCAAGGCATTCTGTACTTCATAGTTACTTTTGTTTCTCATCGATTTCCAGAACGCTTCCCTGTATTCATTTGTTGCCCGGCCTGTTTTTTGCCCTTCAGCCCCTGTTGGTTTTGAGGTAATCGGTTGGTTAATTGGTTTGGAAAGTTCTAAATCAATGGCTTGTTGTCTTTCCAATCGGTCAATTTCCTTCCCAAGATTAACAACTTCTGCCTCCATCTTTTCATAGGTGGATGTATCCTCGGCAGAAAGGATCCCATCTTCTCCACGTTTTGAATCAAGAAATGCCTTCGTTTGTTCCCATGCTTTTGCTCGTTTTTCACGTAGTTCTAATACTTTACTCATCCAAATCTCCTCCTTAATATTTTAAAAGGTCTAGCCTCTTGTCTAATATGGTGATATCGGTTCCTGTTTTCTTTTCTTTTTGCGGAAGTTTGTGTAAAAATGAATTCACAACAGCCATCTGGCTATAGATGATTCCTTCCTCTGGTGAGGCTTGTTCACTTTCATTTGTGAATAGGATGCCATCCGCAAAGCCCAGCTCCATTGCCTTTTTTGAATTGAACCAACTTTCCGCATCCATCAAGTTTGAGAGCTTTGTCCTTGGTAGACCTGTTTTCAATTCATAGGCATTGATGATACTTTCCTTTACTTCACCTAACATCTGAATGGCTTTTTTCATCTCAGCTGTATCTCCAAAGGCAATCGTCATCGGATTATGGATCATCATCATCGAAACAGGCGACATCAATACCTCTCCACCTGCCATCGCAATAACGGAAGCAGCACTAGCAGCAATCCCGTCTATTTTCACGGTCACATGACCCTTGTAATCCATCAACATGTTATAAATTTGACTAGCGGCAAACACATCACCCCCAGGAGAATTAATCCAAATGTATATATCCCCGCTCTCATTGAATAGTTCAGATTTAAATTGCTTCGGTGTGACTTCATCGCCAAACCATGTCTCTTCAGCAATGACACCATCAAGAAATAGCGTTCTGCTATCTTCGTTCTTTACCCAATTCCAAAACTTCTTCATGGCTTATCCCTCCTCATATTTTTCTGTCCAGGCTCCTGCTTTTGACATGTCGACAAAGTTTCCGTTAACCAAGTATTTTTCTCCACCTTGTTCTTCAGGAATCATGTTCATTTCTTCAAGTTCTCGAATGTCATTGGCTGACATTACTCCATTTTGTCGCATGATTTGATAGAATTGAGCCCTTGACCCTGCATCTCCTCGGAGCCGTCCATTCAGATTAAATTTGATAAAATACTCTTTCTTGTCCGATTCACTTAGCAGGGCCTTTTTCATAGACTGCTCGATTCTGGTCACCCAAGGCATAATGGTATTATCAATAAAGCTAATCGATTGATGTTCAATATTACTGAAGGTTGCTTTATCCAAGTTGGCTACAAGGTGAGGCGGGACTCGAAAGATTCTACAAATCTCCTCCGTTTGAAACTTCCTCGTTTCCAAGAACTGTGCCTGTTCCGGCGGGATGCCTATACTTTGAAACTTCATTCCTTCCTCAAGGACTGCTATTCGATGGGCGTTGCTACTTCCTTGATAAACCGCATTCCAGCTTTCTCGAATTTTTGAAGGATCCTTTACAACTCCCGGGTGCTCTAAAACACCACCTGGATTCGCTCCATTAGCGAAGAACCTAGCACCATATTCCTCTGTAGCAATCGCCATGCCTATAGCGTTCTTTGCCATAGCAATTGGTGAATATCCTAGAAGTCCATCAAATCCAAGCCCTGGAATATGAAGAACCTCCTCACTTCGAAGGATGACCGTACCCGTGTCTTTTCGATATTCGTAGTAAAGTTCTCCTGTAGAAGTTCTATCCACCGCCATCCTATCTGGAAGTAAAGGATAAAGAGAATGTACATTTCCTCTACCATCTCGAATGATCTGTGCGTAGGCATTTCCCCATAATAAAAGATGACTCATCAGTGTTTCTCTAAACACGAACGAAGTCATCTCAGCATTCGGCTCATCATGGAGCATGTAATATAAATTGTGTTCTACTGCTTTTTCCTTACCATTGTCAGTGTATCTGTATAAATGAAGAGGGAGACTTGCAATGGTTTCTGCTAAAATCCTCACACAAGCATACACTGCTGTCGTCTGCATAGCTGTTCTTTCATTAACTGTTTTTCCACTTGTGGTACCACCAAAGAAAAAGCTGTAGGTACTACCCATAAAGCTATTCTTTGGTCCATCTCTTGATTGAAAAAGTCTTGATATAAGTGGTATTTTCATGTTCTCACTTCCTAAATTGGGTATAAAAAATCCGCCCTAAATACAGGCGGTCATCTCATCCCTTAGTGCTAGTACAAAACTTAATATATTTATTGACGGCTGTCCTTAAACTGGATAAACCATTCTTATTCTTTGGAAGGTTGATAGTCTCTGGAATCTTGGGTGAATACTCAAATGACAACAGCTCAAGTACAGATGAACATCTATCTTTGAGATATTCTTCATCTAAATTTATAGATTTTTGCAAGTAACTAGTAAGTGCATCTTCAACTCGCCTTACCCGGGATACATTATCTCTTGTTTGTCTAACATCCCTACCATCCACATTTATTAACCAATTAAAAAAATCTGTTTCTCGCATACAATCACCTCCATAAAGCAATTGTATCAAATAAATCTGCAGTCAGATTTAGCAATTTCAATGGCTATCAACCGTCAATAACCTCACAGAATCAAGCTTGGTTACACAATAAAACTACTATTAAAGAATCAATATCCCTCGACCATCATATACACTCTCTCTATTCTCATTCCGAATTGCCCGATCCAAAGCCATTATCAGTGCCACCGCACCATCAATCCGTTCTGTACTTTTCTCTTTATCCGGCTTTATGTTTCCAGCAGGGTCGGTTTTAACAAAGATATTATCCATCATCCATCTTAAAACTGGATTTCCACCATGATCGATTCTTTTCTCAAGAGTGATCTTCATTAATTCTTTTGATGCCGGGGACATATCTTTATATCCTTGTCCAAATGGAACGACGGTAAAGCCCATCCCTTCTAGGTTTTGAACCATCTGCACGGCACCCCATCTGTCAAAGGCAATTTCTCTTATGTTGTACTTTGTTTCCAATTCTTCAATGAAAGCCTCAATAAATCCGTAATGCACGACATTTCCTTCCGTCGTTTTGATATAGCCCTGCTGTTCCCAAATATCATACGGGACATGATCTCTCCGCACCCTTACTTTCAAGTTGTCATCAGGTATCCAAAAATACGGGAGGACGATAAACTTTTCATCTTCTGTTCTTGGTGGAAAAACCAATACAAAAGCAGTGATGTCTGTCGTACTTGAAAGATCCAGCCCGCCGAAACACTCTCTTCCAAGAAGGCTGTCATGGTCAATTGGTTCATCACAGGCATCCCATTTTTCCATTTGCATCCAACGTGTGGATTGTTTCACCCATTGGTTCAGTCTGAGCTGCCTAAATAGGTTTTCTTCTGCTGGATTTTCCTTCGCACTAATAAATGCATTTCTAACTTTCTCTATGTCAATGGTATGGTCCAATGATGGATTGGCCTTATACCAGTTCTTTTCATTTGTCCAATCATCGTCATCTTTAATTCCATAGATAACTGGATAGAAAGTAGGGTCAATCTTTCTTCCCTCGATAATGTCTACCGCTTTTTGATGTACTTCATAACAAATAGAGTTTCTATCGGTACCGGCGGTCGTAATTAAAAAGAACAGTGGCTGCAGTCGAGCATCCCCAGAACCTTTTGTCATAACATCAAATAGCTCTCGGTTTGGTTGGGCATGCAATTCATCAAAGACAACCGAGTGAACATTAAGACCATGCTTTGTATATGCCTCTGCTGAGAGTACCTGATAAAAGCTATTGGTAGGTTTATAGACTAGCCGTTTCATTGACATGACGGGCTTGAATCTTTTCCTAAGGGCTGGCGACTGATCCACCATCTCTACTGCAACATCAAAAACAATCGAGGCCTGTTGCCTGTCAGAAGCACAACCATAAACTTCTGCTCCCCATTCATTGTCAGCACATGTCATTAATAAAGCTACGGCAGCGGCGATTTCACTTTTTCCGTTTTTCTTTGGAATCTCAATATAGGCTGTATTGTATTGACGGTACCCATTTTCTTTCACCGTTCCAAATACATCTCGGATAATTTTATCTTGCCAAGGCAGCAAATCGAAAGGAACACCACGCCACTGACCTTTTGTATGTTTTAAACAGTTAATAAAATTGACGGCGTGGTTTGCTTTCTGTTCGTCATACACCTTTACCACCACCTTGAAAGAGCATTAATTCCATCGGATCCTCTGCGTCGCCTGGCTTATCTGCCACAATTCTACTTCTTGACGAAGGCGTTAAGCCAAACTGCTCACAGAAACGATTCATGATTTTGAGATAGCTCTGGGCGATGGAAACCTGTGGCACCTGTTGCCAATAGCCAGAAGGGGTTTTGACAATCGTTCCATGCTTCGTGATAAACTCTTCCGCCTCTTTCCACCTTGCATACGCTTGGCAGTATCCCGCAAATGCAGCCATGTCGACTTCCGTGAGGATACCAAGTTGTTCTAGTTGTTTGACCATTCTGCGCCATTCCTTTTTAGCTTCTGGCTCCAGCCATGATGGGCAGCGTGGTGCTTTCTTTTCAGGTTTCGGTTCCTTCTGATTCAAATCTCGCTTTCCAGGATTTCCTTCTAATGCTTTCAATGCTGTTGGTTTTGGTTTCCTTCCACGTTGAGCCACAGGTGCCACCCCCTTTCCTATTTGGCATAAGAAAAGAGCCTATCTTCTGATAGACTCCAATTGCTTATTTTCCTTAGTTCTTCCATATTTCCAACTTGAACTCGCCGTCAAAAACCATCCAGCGAACCTCCCCATCTTCAAGTTGCAGAACTAGCATTCCCGGCAACAAATACATTTCATTTTCTTCATATCCTGCTGTTTCCAAATCTCGCTTTTGCTGAAGCAACAATTCCATTCCTCTCACCGCATCGACATTCCCTTGTAGTATCTGAACCATGTCTCTAGTCATTCGGTTCACTCACCTTCCTAAAAGCACCGCTTCCTTCAAGGTTTTGCAGGAGCACCTTCCTCGTGGTTTTATACTCAGCTCCATTCATCCCAAGTCGAATCAGCCAAGTCCTCAAGGCATATTTCGGATTGTCATCTTGGGCTCTTTTAAATGAGGCTCGCTTTTGCTTTTTGGCATTTTGGTTGATGAATGCGGCAAGGTCTTGAAATGCCGCAACCCTCTCTGAATCCACATTTTGCGTCGCTAGTTTGATAGTGAATGTTTCATTTTCAAAATCAAAAGCTAAGCCGGGGATCCTTCCAAAGCCAAGCTCATCAAGGGCCTTCTCAAACGCTTCAAAGGTATCCGTCTCCTTTTCACTTAAATCTTCTGGAAAGGCCTCATCCATCAGATGCTCGTTTGTTTCAAATGCCATCTTGATCAAGTGCTGTTTACTATAAAGCATGTTCACTAAATTCCTTAATGTATTTCCGGTGTGGCCCTCGAGCGGAAGTGTTACTTCAATCCCGTCCAATTCAAGGACCGCTGGCTGTTCTCCGCTGATTGCTTCTTCGTTCTCTGGCGGGTTAATGATTTCTTCAAAAACTTTCACTTCCCCAGCAGCATTTGTAATTATGCCCTGTCTATCAATGGTGTAGGTTTCTTCCTCGGTTGCAATTACGTAAGAGAACGTGGGGACACTCAGATACTTTGGCTTTACCCCTAAAAATTCTCCAAGCTCTTTGACCATTTCTTTTCGATCCATTTTCATGACCTCCTGTGTTTTGGTGTAGTACATCTATCACTCTAAACACAGGTAATAGCAAGTCATTTCCACATAAAATCAACAGATTCTGACCAAAATAAAAAGACCTCAAATGGTCTCATTTACTCGTTCTCGATGGCTGTCTATCTTGGATAATCATGTTGGAGCATAGCAACTTTGTTTGTCTATAAAATTTCGTCTACTACAGGTTTCGGAACATCTGAATACGCTAGCTTTTCTCCGTCTCTTTCCAAGAAAACATTCGCATCATTTCCGACATGTTCGATATATCGTTTCACAATCGCATCTGCATACTTTTCATCTAACTCGATCGTATAGCAAATTCGATTCGTTTGTTCAGAAGCTATGAGCGTAGAACCGCTCCCGCCAAAAGGATCCAGAACGATGCAATTGCTCATACTGCTGTTTTGGATGGGATAAGCACACAAGCTAACGGGCTTCATCGTTGGATGAATGGTATTTTTCGACGGCCTATCAAAATTCCAAATGGTACTCTGCTTTCGATCGGCATACCAATTATGCTTTCCACTCTTTAGCCAGCCAAATAAAATCGGTTCATGCTTCCACTGGTAAGGACTCCGACCAAGCACAAGACTCTGTTTGGCCCAAATGCAAACACCTGATAAATAAAAGCCTGCATCTTTGAACGCTTTCCGAAAATTGTAACCTTCTGTATCAGCATGAAAAACATAGATAGAAGCATCCTTTTCCATACTAGCAGCCATATTTTTATAGGCTTTGAGCAAGAAGTTATAAAACTCTTCATCCTTCATGTTGTCATTTTGGATGCTGCCCGCTTGAGAAGAATAATTTACGTTGTACGGCGGGTCCGTCACCACAAGATTTGCCTTCTGCCCATTCATAAGAACTTCATAAACTTCTGGGTCTGTACTGTCTCCACAGACTAAGCGATGCCTACCAAGTAACCACACATCTCCTTCTTGCGTAATGGCGGGTTCAGCTAGTTCCTTTTCGACATCAAAATCGTCTTCCGTAATATCTTTATCATGCACCTCGTTAAAAAGCTGATCAATTTCTGGTGGGTCAAAACCAGTAAAAGCAACATCATAGTCCAAAGACTGTAAGTCCTGAATGAGGTCTACTAACAGTTCCTTATTCCATTCCCCGCTAATTTTATTTAAGGCGATATTGAGCGCTTTTTCTTTTGTCTTATCCACATCAATGACAACGCAGTCGATTTCTGTAAAACCCAATGACTTTAAAACTGAAATTCGTTGATGTCCACCGACTACCGTCATATCGTGATTAACAATGACCGGTTCCACATAACCAAACTGTTCAATACTATTTTTTATCTTTTCAAATTCACTGTCACCCGGTTTCAGCTTTTTCCTTGGGTTGTAGCTCGCAGGAATTAACTCGTCAATGGGCAGCTTTCTAAACTCCATCTTCCTCACTCCAAAATCTCGATTTGATATAGCAATCATGGCTACAGAACTTTCGTTTCTTATTTCCGTAGCAACTAAAACTTTCCCCGCATTGTGGACATGTATAGTCATAAACAGCAGTTTCCCTTTTCTGTCGTGCCTGGGGATTTTCATTCCACCATTTCCGGCGACACTCATCAGAACAAAACTTCCGAACTCTTCCTCGCCCCTTTTGCTTGAGGAGTTTACCGCAGGAGGAGCAGAGCACATGATTTTTCATTTGTTCTTTAACATTTAATGAAACAACTTTTGCGTCGCCATCAAGGCCGTTATGCTTACAAAAAATACGTACCGTATCACGCGATTTTCCCAATACTGCAGCAATCGCTTTATAGCCAACACCTTTAAGCCGCAAGTTATAGATTTGTTGTTTTTCTCCTTCTGTCACCGCTCCCACTCCTTTCTGCGTAAACAGTATTAAGAAGGATAATAAAAAAGCGCATAATTCAGCTGTTTAACAAGCTAGAACATGCACTTCATTCGTATTTTTCAATTTCCGACTAAAACTAATCAAACCTCAGTACTGGCAAGGGTTAAACAAGTTTTTTACCACTGCTCAAATCAAACCTTTTCGCAAAATATAAAAAGGCCTAATCCCTTGCCGCTATTGGGGTTGCACTCATATTTAGCCCTTCAAGAGTAACCCCCCTTGCTTAATTCCGCGAAAATTCGCGTGAAGGGGGCGCGCGGTCGCTGTATAAAGGGTTGTAGCGATTTGACCTCCCCTAGGGGTTATCTAGAAAGTGTAAACAGGATACTGATCTTCTGTTCTTGTCTTTCGGTCATGACATCTCTTACACAGTGGTTGCCAGTTGCTTTCATCCCAGAACAAGAGCCGGTCGCCTCGATGGGGTTTGATGTGGTCTACGACTGTCGCTTGCATCAGCTTCCCTTTCTGTTCACACCGGGTGCAGAGAGGATAAGCTTTCAAGAAGCGTTTGCTTGCCCTCCGCCAACGGCTATCATACCCACGCTCGCTTGCATTGGCTCGGTCATCAACGTGAAGCTTCGCATGAAACTCACAGTACGTACCATCTGTTAACAAAGGACAACCGTTGTGTTTGCACGGCTTCTTTGGTTTCTTTGGCATTGATCTCAACTCCATTACGCTATTTAAAAAAGCCCCGAAGGATTCACCTTCAAGGGCTCGGAAATATTCTACTTCTACACCTTATACGATAGCACAGGTAGAGGGTGGCTTAACATGGCTTTTCATGGCGTGTTTTAAAAAACAAAGAAAAACCTTTAAAGGAGCGATATCCTTCAAAGGTGTTGTGGTTACTATCATTATCAAATGCATTCAACTGAATGGACTAGATCGTCCGCTTCTTTCAGGGCTTTCCGGTGCAGACGATAAACCCAACGGATATCATAGCCCATAATCGTTGCAACTTCTTCCCAAGTACTTCCGCTCAGGTACCGTAGTTCTAAGAGCAATCGATGAGAGGGACTTTCCATTTCTGATATGAAATTAGACATCTCCCGTTTTAAATCAACCAAACGATCGATGTCTTTATTGATTTCTTCTTCCAGATTCATTAAGTTCACGAGAGCATTTTCCATCGGCGATCGTTGCCTCGTACTTTGGACGTTATCGTCCTTGAGAACGGATGTCGTTTTTAAAGCAAGCTCCCTCAACATCGAAACCTGTTCTAGCTTACTATTGATTCGCTGGTCCAGCTTAAAGGCTTGAGATAAATAATCTTTTGCATTCACCGTCCATTCCTCCCATCTTTACGACCTTTGTGGCAAACTCTCTTTATATCGATCCATTCTTGCTTTCACCGCTTCAATCAATGCCGCCTGGCTCACATCTTTAGCTTCCAACGCTTTCATCACCCGTTCATCGATGGTGTCTTTCGCAATAATATGGTGAATGACAACTGTTTGTTTTTGTCCTTGCCGCCACAACCTGGCATTCGCTTGTTGGTAAAGCTCGAGGCTCCAAGTGAGTCCAAACCAGATGATGATGTTCCCGCCAGCTTGAAGATTCAAACCGTGACCGGCAGATGCAGGGTGGGCTAGAAGCACTTGAATCTTCCCTTGATTCCAATCCTTAATATCCTGATCCGTTTGTAAGAATCGTGGTTGTAGTTTCTTTAAATGTTTTAACAACCTGTCCTTATCATGTTGGTAGCCATAAAACAGAAGAACGGGTTTTCCATCTGCCGCTTCCATCAATTCATCCAATGCTTTCAACTTCTCGTCGTGGATGTGTTTCACTTCACCATCTTCATCGTATACAGCACCGTTTGCCATTTGTAATAACTTATTGGCAAGAACCGCTGCTGAACCCGCTAAGACATCTGTTGATTCAATTGACAAAATCAATTCTTTTTCTAATTCGTCATACTGCGCTTTCGCTTTCTTCGACAGCTCCACTGGAATGATATTATCGATTCGTTCTGGTAGTTCTAGATAATCCATTGCCTTCATGCTTACGCAAATATCAGAGAGTTTTTCATAAATAGCTTCTTCCGCATCGTCTTTTAATTTCCATGTGTAGACGATCATTTGATTTCGCTTATCTGGAAGAAAGTATCGTTCTCGATAACCCGTAACGGTTTTACCTAATCGCTCACCGCCGTCGAGTAAATACATCTGCGGCCACAAATCAATTAATCCATTCGGTGCGGGCGTCCCAGTCAACCCAACGATTCTTTTGATAAAAGGCCTCACCTTTTTCAAGGACTTAAACCGCTGCGCTTTCGAAGATTTAAAGCTGGATAGTTCATCAATCACGACCATGTCAAACGGCCAGTCCGAATGTAATCGTTCAACAAGCCAGGTAACATTTTCCCGATTGATGATGTAGATGTCGGCTTTTTTATAAAGTGCTGTCACTCTTTGTTTTTCGCTGCCAAGCACTTTGGAAATTCGTAGCCCGTTTAAATGATCCCACTTCTCGACCTCATCTTCCCAAGTAGCACTTGCGACTCGGAGCGGGGCAATTACGAGAACCTTTGCTACTTCGAAATAGTCATACATCAGTTCCAAAATAGCTGTCAACGTGGATACTGATTTTCCCATTCCCATCTCAAGGAAAAGAGCTGATTTCTTTTTATCGATAATCCACTGGGTGGCATAAGCTTGGTAATGATACGGTTTATAAATCAAAGGACCATCTCCTCTATCATTCGATCGACAGCTTCATAGCTATCAATCTTGAAAACTTGAAATCCTAATGATTCTAATTGTTTTTTCCTTTTTCGTTGCAACGCTCGTAGCCTCTTAGCTGGTGCCTTTAATTCCACAAAAGCGATCCTTGCACCGTTAAAGAGTACTAGCCGGTCGGGCACGCCTGCAAAACCGGGTGATATCAGCTTTAGTGCCAACCCGCCATGTTCGTTCACTTTCATTTTCAACCTGTTTTCCACACTCGCTTCATTCATCTAACGGTCACCCCTAAATATACTGTTTACAGCTAAAAGCCTGTAGTCACAAGGCTTCATCCACTCGTCGTAAACAAATAAACATAAAAATAGTTAAGCTATACATATAAGCGTATTAGGGGGTGTAGCGTATATACTATATTCTCTATACTCCCTATATCTTCTTATATAGATATATATGTTTATCATGTTTACAAGGTATATAGAGTAAGAGGGACAAGGGGTTTGATGTAAACAATGAAAGTTTCTAAAAGTTTACCCGTTTACAAACTTTCTCTTTTAAATCCCCTTTGTGTCCCATAACTTTTATCAAATCGAATCGAACTGACCCTTTTCCAACCAGGCGTTTGCTGAATAATCATATTAATTTCTTTGGCATCGTACCTGGTCATCATCGATACATCCTTTTGGAAAAGTTCATCCCATACCATCTGGGCACATACTTTGTTCAATTTCATCATTTGAACTGAATGGTCGTCGGGTTGATCCATATGCAAGTAGGTTCTCCTTGTACCAATATCGAGGTCGTACCAATTCAGAGGAACCTCAGTTTCCAAATAAGTTCTGATACTTTCCGCAATCGGATTTTCTTGCGTATGGGCAGCTTGAAGTTCACGTGCCTTTTCCTCAATGTCTCTGCTTAATGCCAAGGTCTCTCCCTTTTTGTACAGTACCTTCGCTTCTGCCCAAATTTGATCCACTTCCTCATCAGTTAAATCATCCCACATGTTTTTACTGCCTCCACCGTTCACCGTTATCGGCAAGAACCGACGATTTCCCGTCGGATCATTTAAAAAGTCATAATCATTGGTTGTCCCAAAGAATACGCATTGCCGCTTGAACGTTTCATTATGCCGACCGTATGCAACACGGAACGTATCCTCGGATTTAGAAATAAAGTGCTTTACTGCTTCCACATCAACTTTCTTTGTTGCCGTCAGTTCAGCCATTTCTAAAATCCAAGCCCCCTGAAGCTGCTCATAGGCTTCCTTGCCTTTCACGGTTATTAAGGAATCCGAGTGCCATTCTTTGCCTAACAGCTTGATAATGTAACTCTTCCCAATACCTTGAGAGCCAACGAGGACAATGCAGTAGTCAAACTTCGCCCCTGGTCGATAGATTCTTGTCACAGCAGCTACTAAGATTTTTCGAGTAAATGCACGAACACAGTCATTATCATCCGCACCGAGGTAATCCACTAAGATACTTTCAAGCCGCTCCTGCCCGTCCCACTCAAGCCCATTTAAATAATCTTTTATCGGATGAAAGGCATATTTGACTGCAACTTCACTCCAAGCATCTGCAATAACACCCGCTCCTTTAATGCCGTAAATCGAGTAAAGATAGTTTCTTAAACTAGCATCATCCGTATCCGACCAATACTCTCCACGTTCAACACTCCGCCAAGGTAAATCCTCTTTAATAACTACACGGTGGACAAAGTCATTCAATGCAATTCGATCTTTTAATGCTGGATCATGCTCGAGAATAAGAATGACATTCGGTGCGCTGGAGACGATATTTCCTTTCTGGTCCCTTGTCAGTTCGGACAGCCATTCCATATCTTCGTCTTCAAAATCCTCCGCAGCAAGGCTTAACTGCTCTTTACCAAGCGTTACTTTCACTTGTTTATCCTTCAACGCTTCTTCCACCATCGCTTTATACGAAGGCAACCGGTTAATCGGTGTATCCTCTTTTGCCGATTCATCAAGCTCACCGAATAAGTGAATACGAACCAAATCAAACGCATTACAAAGTCGTCCAGCAATTGGATCAGTCGAATGATGCGAGTAGGCAAAGTCGCCATCTCCGTAAATCACTAACCCACCCGCAGTGGAACCTTCTGAATACGTGTATCGATTTGGATCCTCGCAAGGAACGTATATATCACTTAGATATTTCTCAATCACATCGGTGACAGTGTAAGTCCTGCAAAAAGCACCGACCACACCTTCTTTAGATTTAGGATCACCTTGCTTATCAGCGAGCTTCTTTCGCTCGTGAACAGTTCTTGAGCTTTCCGGCCAATAAGAAGAATCTTTCCAATCAGGATATCTTGCAAGTACGTCATCTGGATTAATCCAAGGCTCATCCAACACATTAAAGACAAACTCCCCATCAGAAGGAGTCGATGGCCAGTACATGAGCCGGTGCACTTGATACGTCGTATCATCAAAAAAATCAATGCCAAAATCAGCCGCAATCCGTCTCGCAATCGGTACATATTCATCGGAAGTAACAGGTCTGGATAAAGGAATGACCAATCGCAACCTTGGATTTTTCGGTTGATGTTTATGTGTCGAATACATGGCGCATCCATAGCCAAACATCGTCTCAACAGATGCCCAAAGATCGCCTTTCACAAAATCCGCATCAAGGGAAACAATCTGACGCAATTCAACATTTTCTTGTTTTCGCCTGCCATCTTTTAAGGACCCGCCAACAAAGCCACCGACATCCTTAATTTCATCCTGTTTCGTTTTGGAAAGCTTCTTGTATTCTTCAAACGTTTCATGCGTTCGCACGGTCCGACTCAGCTTCGTCACCAGCTCAGACCAAAGCATGTCTTTGTTTTTCCAGTCCCGTTCTTTTCGGTTTCTGCCGGTCGCAATCGCAAGCTGCCCATCATGTTGTAAGCTGTAGATTTTTGTTTCATTGTGCTCTATCACAGTTACCAGCCCTCCTCCGTAACACCGTTCTAAGACCCTTTTTGGTTCCTTCCAAATCACCGGAAAGAGCCTGGCCTTTAATTGTTTTCATCAATTGATTGGGTAACACTTTTTTGTATTGCTTTAATTCCCGTAGAAACTTCAAAAGATCTATTTCAGTCAACTACGTCACTTCCTTTGGTAGGATGAGGTACCTCTCTTTTTAATAGGTACCGATCACTTCATCCCTCATTGTAATTTCCACATGATCCATCAATCTTTCATATAATAAAAAGTTTCAAAGCTATCAGCCCCTAATGGAAGTCCAGGTGCCCATTCAATTGGCCGCCCCATCACTTCTTCTACTTCTTCCATCGAACCAGTTCCAATAGGAACATCCAGAACGACTTCATCATGGACGTGGAAGTTTATACGATAACCCGCATGATCCAATCGAAGCATGGCGACCGCTAAGCAGTCTCTTGCGATGGCTTGGATAATGTTTTCCGTCAACTTTCCTCCGTAAGTAGGAATCCTCCCCCACTGTTTCGTTGCTTGTTCTGTTCCTTCATAGGAAAGTTGTTCTTTCCCAAACCGCTCGTCTAAACCGATTTTTGGACGTACATACGCAAGGGAGCGGCCAGAAGGTAGCGTAATAAATAGAATGCCTTTTTGGTAATGGAACGTTAGCCCATACTGCTTTTTCACGACTACTTTCTCCTTTACTGCCTTTATAGCTGCAGCTTCAATCCCCCACCAAAGTTTCACGATATGGGGGTTGGCTTCTCGCCATGCAGAAACCAAGTCTGGAAGTTCATCTTCCACAAGGCCCATCTCAATAGCCCCCATCTGCATTAGTGCTCCCTTAGCGCCGCCATAGCCAAGGGCCAATTCAGCAATCTTCCCTTTTTGTCTGAGCGGACTGCCTTTATCGATCGTTTCAATTGGGACTTTGAACATTTGTGCTGCTGAGGCTTCGTAAATTTTGCCGTGTGATTGAAACACGTCCATTCGCCATCGTTCACCCGCAAGCCAAGCTATCACCCTCGCTTCAATCGCTGAAAAGTCCGTTACAATAAACCGATGGCCCTTTGATGGAATAAAAGCGGTTCGGATGAGTTGTGACAAAACATCTGGTACATTATCAAAAAGAAGCTCCAACGCTTCGTAGTTCCCTGATTTCAATAGATTTCTGGCAAGCTCCAAGTCTTTCAAGCTGTTTCTGGGTAGGTTATGAATTTGAACAAGTCTACCAGCCCAGCGCCCAGTCCGGTTCGCACCGTAAAATTGCAGCATCCCTCTAATCCTTTGATCAGGGCAAACGGAACGCTTCATCGCTTCATACTTTTTCACCGATGTTTTAGACATCGCTTGTCTCAATTCCAACAACCGCTTCACTTCCGGATTGTCCACTTCTTCCATCAGTGCCTCGACATTTTTCTTGGCAAGGCTATCTACTTCAATCCCATAAGTCAGCAACCAGCTTTTTAGCTGTGCTGGGCTATTTGGATTTTCTAGCCCTGTTAGATGTAATGCTTCACCAAACAGCTCATCTTGAAATGCCTTGTCTGCCTGAATCGCATTCTCAACAAGGATAGAATCCGTAAGAACACCTTCATCATTTATTTTCTGGTCCAACTCCCAAAGCTTCTGCTCTACTTTGGGAATTGGAAAAACATCTAATTTCTTTCGAATTTGCCTTTCAACCTCGACGTCCCGTTTGCAGTAGTCTTTAAAGGCATTCCACTTTTCCGGGTCATGTTCTGGAAGATTACGAGTTCTCCCTTCATTTACTTTGGTTGGTTTACAAGGCAAGGAGAAAAAGCGAATTAACGCTTTCCCTTCTTTCAACTTTTGCTCTTTCAACCTCAGACACGAAGCCACTCCATCGAGATATCCAGGTAAACCCAGCATTAAGGCATGAACCGATGAACACCGCCATTGCTCAGGCGGCATTGGTACATGGAAATACTTCGCTAAACAAGTCCGTTCAAAATTGGCATTGTATGCTGTCTTCACTACATTTGGATCCGTCATTGCCGTTAAAATGTCATCTGGTATTTTCTCGCCAGAAGCTAAGTCAACAATTTGTACTTCTTCATCATCAACCGCATAGGCGAACAGGAGAATCTCAAAATCCTCGGATGCACAGTAAGCGTAGACCCCCGACTTAATGAGGTCTACACTACTGTACGTTTCAATATCAATGGATAATAGCTTCATAGCTATCAACCTAAGATGTCATCTTCATCGTCGTCACTGTCATCCGCAAAATCAGCTTCCGCACTACTGCGGCCACCAAGCGGCTCACCCTCATCCGTCTTCATAATGTTTTGAAGACCAGCCGCAATCCCGCGATTTCCATTTACGTTAAAGCCATAAAAGGTCAAACTAACGCGCCCATAGCAACCTGAATAAAACTCGCTTTGTTCCATGATTGGATTCAAATCCGCATCGACAATACCCGGCTTGATTTTGCTGTTGGCATTAATGAAATAGGAATCTGCATAGGCTTCATCATCTTCACGGTCCACATCCCCATCACGTAATGGGCTTTTCAAATTGGACGGTACCTTACCGCCGAATTTATCCTTATTTTCTTGAGTCGCTTTTTGAATCGCATCTTTCACTTTTTTGATCGTCTTCTTATCCGTTTTCGGGATAATGATACTGACCGAATACTTCAGGTCACTTCCATTGACGCTAACTGCTTGATGTACATTTGCATAACTGAACCGCACTGGATTTTCCTTTGTTCCAATTGTGATCTTTACCATGATTTATTTCCTCCTCATTATTGAAAATCGGCTTCAGGTGAAGCTTTGATTTCTGGTCGTTTATCATCTTCTAGCACTAACCTAATCTTGCCCGGAGCTTTCGTAATAAGTGCTCCAAGCAATTCTTGAAACACTTTTTTACCGAGTTCTTTTTCAAGTGCGGTAATCGTATTTAACGACTTTTTGTAAATAACATCACTGTCATACCCCGCACTCATTAACGCTTCAACCACTTCTTTTTCATCACTATATTTCCGGCTGCCTCTACCCTCGACAAGCTTCATACCTGGCCATTGCTTGTTTTCATCAATTGCCATGGCTAAGGCATAGGCTTGTACATCTTTTGCCCAGCTAACTAAGTCATCAACAGAAGCTAACACTTCCACTACTTCTTCATCTGATAGCAGCGGCGGCTTTTGAAAGTCCAAGCATGCAAGCTTTAGGTTTTCATCTGCCCTCGCTCTGCAGGTCGCTTTCACCTTGCAAAACCGACAGTGCTCACCAGCAATAAACTCTCCCACTCCTTGAAAAGCAAGTTCGGCTTTCGGCTTAACAACTGTCTCAGCCCAATCAAGCAATTCGTCCACAGACATTTCAAATGTAGAAATGCTATCCAGCCTCGGCTGACTAATCGTCATCATGATCGTTTCAAGGTCATAAAGAAATCCGAATTGGTTAATGGCTCCGAGCGCATAGAGTTTCATTTGGGGATTTTCAACCGCACTAACCGCAATCCCTTTTCCATATTTCAAATCAATGATTTCTAATGTTTTATCCGTAATGATTGTCGTATCAGAAGTTCCGAATCCTTCAGGCACCCACGGACTAAAATCAAGCCGTTGCTCAAGCATCAGGACAGCGTCCTTTGTCTCCGCCTTTGCTTCATTGAATCGCTCCATACAAAAGTCTTTATGAGCTTCCGTAGCTTGTTCCATTTCTTCCGTAAAAAGCGGATCTAGGCGAAGCTTTTTCAACCGGCTCGCATACTTCTGTTTTGAAATGAGCCCAGTTTCCTTTGCAATTTTCAATTCTGCAAGTTCATGGGCCAGGGTCCCTTCCTCTGCATAAACCGATGTTTCCTCTTCCATCGATTCCTCTAATCTCGGAGACTTCGTGCACACCATCCATCGATGCGCGCCTGAAGCAGAAAGCAATGCATGTTGTGCCATCACAGTTCCTCCGCTTTCTTGAGCAATTCGACATATTGTTCAGCCGGAATATCACTTAGTTTTTTCGCTCCGAATTCAGTGATAAGAGCCTTCACCTGCGCTTGCTTACCTTCTTGCGATAGGGCTGCAAGTTTGGCTCTGACCTCTTCTAATGTGGGTAGTTTAGGGTTTTCAGTTTTTGCTGGCTTCTTTGGCTCCTTCCTTTCTTCCTTTTTGTCGACGGAAGCTGCATCCGATTGATTGCCTTCCAACGCCAACACTAATGTTTCAATACTCCCTGCTAAATTACGTAAGTCCGTCGCTACATCAAGAGCGAGTTTAGTTCTACTCATTTTTCTTATCTCCTTTCTTTTCATTTTCCTCATCTAATTGAGTCAGCCGATTGGCTAATCGTTTTGAAACGATACTAATCGCTGTAAGAACGCCAACCATTTCTTCCTGCATGTCTTTATTGACACCTTTCGGTTCCGTTTGTGCAGCCATCTCCTTCACCTCCTGTTCTAAAAATAATGCCCTTCACTTATTAGCCAACGGGGAGGGCACTTTGGTAACCAAAATTACAAAAAATATTTTTTAAGCTTGTCCAACACCTTTTTATGTCGCTTAACTACAGCTACATGGGAGATGTTTTCTTCCTTTGCCACTTCTCTGACTGTAAGGTCTTTATAATAGAGTGATTGAATCAGCTCTTGTTCTTTTTGGTTCAGTTCAGCCACTGCTTCCTGCAAGATTAGTAATGTCGCTTTATCGCAAAGAATTTCTTCTATCATTTGGTCATCTTCAAAATCCGTACCAAGGCTCATCAATCGATTGATTGAATCTTCTTTGCTCGGAATGTAATCAATCGTTTCTGCTTCCATGTCTACATCAATCCGCCCAACCTTAATATCCTGTTCCATATACCGCTCACGTCTTTGCATTCTGTAATACTCCTTGTAAATTTCCTCACTAACGGGTACATGCTCCTTGCCGATTCTAATAAACCTGTCCATTCTCTTTTCCTCCCAATGGTCCGGCAAGGAGCCGTAGGGGGAAAAGAGAAAAAAAAAGACCGAGCACAATCACCCACATTATTTGTAGGTTGATATGTGCCCGGCCTATTGGTAGTTCACACCACGACTCCATTGCTCGGTACCGATTATTTTTGATTCAATGTGCATTCACTTACTGGATGATCATTTTTTCTCAAAACGTCGTCATCCGGCATGAGGTAATGCAATCGATTCCTCGCTCGGTATTATCGTGGTATAAACTTTTTCTTCAACATAAAAAAGGCCCAGATATATCAGTCATGACTCTACTGATAACATCCGGACCTTAAGGTAGATCAAATACGCAACTCATGGTGAGTGGTAGTCTCCTTTTCGTCTCGCTATAGATTTTTTGCAGATTTGTTTAAATTCATCTGTTGCGAGCTCGACCTCCCAAACCCGCTTACACCTTATACACTTCGTTTGCACAGGACCAGCAGCTTCTTCCCCTTTATCCATTAACCTGTGGCCACACACAGGGCATTCCACCCTAGTCAACATTGCTTCTTTCACCATTTAATATCCTCCCAACCGTGTTAAAATTGTTTTATGCAAAGGTGTTCCTCAATTATATTTTACACAGGAACACATGTTCTATACAGTCGAAATACCAATATTCTACCTTTCCCTATTATCACAACCCTCCTCACTAACATTGCAATAAAATTAAGATGTTGCATATTTGGGAAAATAGGATAAATAAAAAACCAGCACCCCTAATAATTCGTATTATACATCCACGTAATAATTATTTCAATCCCAATTATGCAACTTATATGTAAAGTTGCATAATGTGTTTAAATAACTTATAATATGATGTAGTAAGAATGTGGAGGGCAATTTTATGAAGGATAAGGAAATGGGTAAAGTTGATCAAGAAATACTACGAAGGCGTTTAAAAGAAAGACGTCTCTTTTTAAATATGACGTATCAAGATTTGGCGGATAAGACTGGAATTAGTAAATCCTCTTTGCAGCGGTATGAAACAGGGGGGATTAAAAATCTTCCATATGATAAGATCTTCGCTTTATCGGAAGCATTAGAGGTGAATCCAGAATACTTTACGGATTTGTCCAAGGATTATACTGGGGAATCTGCCTTTGAAGTGAAAGTGGTACAAAAAGATAGTAGATTACAACATTTAGCGCACATTAAAGAATTTGAGGAAAGAGCGATTAAGCTTATAACTCCTAATCTAATTTCACAGGGATATAATATTGAACGTCACAGTCGTGGATCTGTCGGAGATATTGTGGCAATTAAGGGGAAGGAAATATGGCATATTGATTTCCTTTATACAAGGGATGTAAGTAAGTATCCACCACAAACCGGCATGGGGCGACAACAGCTACTGCTAAGGTTTGGCAGACTTGCTGTTTATGATAAACCGATTACAAAATATTCGATAGTCATGGATAGGCGTGTACTAGCTGAGCAGTACCTTAAGTTTAAACCGATTCATTTAGACATTGATACAAGTATTATTGTTTTGAAAGAGGATGGGTTTGAGGAGCTACAGTTCACTTAAATTTCAACCAATTAATGTACTAAAGCATGGAGCCTACACAAATAAGCCCGCCAAGCTGCCAAATATGACAGCCTAGCGGGTAATTGCTTTTCATACTAATCCTTATAATTCTTCTCAAACCGCCATGCATCTCTGCACATGGCAATAATATCGCGTTTAGCAGTCCATCCTAGTTCCCGTTTTGCTTTTGAAGCATCGGCATAGCATGATGCAATGTCGCCCGGTCTCCGATCCACGACTTCATAAGGGACTTCAATATCATTAGCTTCTTCAAAAGCTTTCACTAACTCTAGCACACTAGTACCTTTTCCGGTTCCCAAGTTATAAATATGAACACCTTCAGTTAGGTTTTCCAATGCAGCAACATGACCCTCAGCAAGATCCACTACATGAATATAATCACGTACTCCTGTGCCATCAACTGTGGGATAGTCATTTCCGAAAACTCTTAATTTCTCTAGTTTTCCTTTTGCCACTTGAGTTACATATGGCATAAGGTTATTAGGAATTCCGTTAGGTGCCTCACCTATTTGTCCACTCTCGTGGGCACCTACTGGATTGAAATATCGTAGAATTGAAACTGAAAAAGCAGGATTTGCATTTGCTATATCAGTAAGAATCCGCTCACTCATAGCTTTTGTCTCACCATATGGATTCGTCGTGGGTAGTAGATCCATTGACTCTTCAAATGGTACTTTATTATCTCCATACACTGTTGCAGATGAACTAAAGACAAACCGATTGACACCGTACTTCTGACAAGCTTTTGTTAGAACCGTTGTACTTACGACGTTATTGTAATAATACTCTAGTGGTTTTTCTACTGATTCGCCAACCGCTTTAAGGCCAGCAAAATGAATAACTCCATCAATCTTATAATTTCTGAAAATAATATCAACAGCTTCTGCATCTGTTACATCAATCTCGTAAAAAGTTACTTCTTTATCAGCTATATCCATGATTTTCATAACAGTCTCACTCTTACTGTTAGAAAGATTATCAGCAATAATGACTGAATGTCCTGCTTCCAATAAGGCAACACATGTGTGCGATCCTATATAGCCCGCTCCTCCAGTTACTAATATGTTCATGGATTCGTCCCCTTTCCACAACTAAAAGGTTTCTATAAGTCAATGGTCTTAGATCTTTTCTTTACATAGAGAACTGCGATTAAAGAAACCTACTATAGAATGTTAATATCTACCCAAAAGATTCCATATCCCCATTTATCGGAGTTATTTCAAATGTACCTTAAAGACATCTCTTTATTTTATATGAAGAAACTTGCATGATTCTTACTGGTTAGATAGACAGCATTAAAAATACTCAATTTTTGACTAATACTGATTAAGGGTTTTATTAGAAACATCGACATTAATGCTTATTCTTAATTTTTAGCATTTAAAAAAGACACGAAATCAAAATCATCTAAATATCGTTTTCCCCATATGCTTTTTTTATTGCTTAATATGCCAACACTATCCTTATTTTCAAATCCCTTTATATAAAAAGATGATTGTATTTCTGGATACCGCTTATTAGTAAATAATACTTTTTTAAATGGTAAATTATCGAATTTCACCATATCTTCATAAGTACAACCGTCTCTATCAGTCATCATTAAGAATATATTATTATGTTGAATCCTTTTGCTTCTAACAATCCATTTATTTTTAGCTTCTTCAAATGTTGAATAATGCATAAAATGGATTTCAACATCTATTAATCTTCCAATAGGGTAATTTCTAGAGGAAACAACTTCAATTAGCTCCACATCTTTTGATAAGTATTTATCCAATTCACTAACAAGCTTGAGAAAATCCTTTGGATACATAAACAGATTAACAGTCGGAGTTAAAAATTTTAAATTTAAATCATGCATTATTACTCCACCATTACAATTACTAGATATTATTGTTGGATTTGTATTGGTAAGTCTCTTAATATTCTTTCTTTTTATCCCAATTCTATTAAAATTCCATATTTTATCAATAATAACTTTTTTATATTTCAT